TGTTATTGCCGCCGTCCTGCCCAGCCAGATAGCCAGTTGCAAAATCGTCCATAACAAAACTCCTTTCAGTTTTGCGTTATGCCATCCCACCGCCGTATGCGATGGGCGAAGCCAAACAAGTGCGGTTTTTGTCAAGTCCGCAAAACTGAGAAGCGTTTCGCTTAGAGGGATGCGTTATCGGGGCAGCGTCAGATTCAGGACGCTTGCCAGCTGGTTCAGGTCAATGCCACGCTCTTTGGCAAGATTCTGCGCCATCGTTCGGAGCTGTGCTTCGTTTTTACCCTGAATCAGGTTCAAACCCTGCATGATAGGAGCATTCCGCCCGCTTAACTGCTGGATAAGACCCATCGGGTTTTGTCCGGAACGAGCCAGATTTGCAAGCTGCATGATAGGGCTGTGAGTAATCATGTCAAATGGAGAGGGCATCGCTTATTCTCCTTTCTTTGCTGTGGCAGCGGGCTTAGAAAAGCTCTTCTGCCACTTTTCCAGTTCATCCAGCCGATGCACAAGGGCGTTGTACTGCTCAATAGGCACATACTGCTGTGTCGGTGCAGCGGTTTGCTGTGCCTGTTGTGCTTGCATCTGCCTCCAAGCTTCTGGGCTGTAGAACTCCTGCACATAGGATTCACAGGTGTCCGGGTTAAGCCGTTTGCAGTAGATCACGCCACTGCGTAAGTCCGGGCAATAGGTCGGTCTACCGTACAGGTCAGACGGTATCGCCAAAAACTCTTCCCTGCTGGAAACAGGTCTGCCAAGCAGCCAACCGCCATCTTGTGCCGACTGCTGAACAGGCTGCTGCCCATTCATCGGCTGCGGACGCTGCGGTTGTGCCTGTTGCATCTGCGTACTCGGTAGTGGAGTGGCAAGCCCTACTGTACCCATGCCGCCGTAAGGATTGACAGGCTGCTGTGGAAGGTAAGGCGTTCCGGGTGTCGGATAATAGCTCATAAAACATCCCTCCTTGTGCTCCCAGTGTACCGCATCGGCAGAAAACGAAAGACAACGAACGCCAAACGAAAGACAAAAAAGAAAAGCGCCCACACGGAAAAATCCGCATGAGTGCTTAACTGTTAAGGGCCTCACATTGGAAGCGAAAATAAAGTATCACATTTTGACTTGCAAGACAAGAGTTTCGGCAAAACTAGTGCGAATAAAGCAAAAATCCCCCACTTTGCCTACAAAGTACCCCGCGTGGAACGCAGAGCTTCGGCAAAGTAGGGGATTTTTACTCCAAAATTTTTGTGATGCCTTTCAGCCGGTAGCCTATCGCCGTCCGGCTGTAATGTGTCTGTGCTGCAATATCCGGCAGCGGGAGCCGCTCAACGTACCGCAGTAAGGCTATCTTACGGTCTACCCTCCCAAGCGGTGCGTTTTTAATCGCGCCAATCATCCTCTGCCGGTCAAGTCCTTGCAGCGCAGCGGGCAGCACTACGCGAGCCGCCGCCACAGGCAGCGCCGAGCCAGAAGGGCTGCGGCAACTGTCCAGAGTTACGCACTCGAGCGGTCACGGCACGGCAATGTCCCGTTTTGCCGTCGTTGGCAAAATGGTCACGCGCTGCGGGCCACAAAATCGGGTATGCGCGCTGGTCGTAGTAATAGCGCGACGGTTGCTCGTATGTAGTGCTTGCCATGATGTCCTCCTTTACTCCTTTTCCAGTGCCGCCTTTGCACGGTCAAAGAAAAACTGAATCACTTTGCTCATGGTCTCTTCTGTGATGGCCCACGAGACCAGCCTGCCCAGCTTGCTATTGTTTAGATAGAGACGCAACATTTTGACACACCACGCCTTGCGTTCTGCGCCACGCTTTGTTCCAAGGATTTCCTTCTCAGCCCTCTCGATGAGGTCCAGCACCAGCGGCTTTACCGCTGCGCCATAGCCCAGCCGGACGCAGCCCAGGGCGTAAAAGATAAAGCCGCCCAGCATGAGCACGAGGGCCACAGGGGTAGGAATGACGCCCAAAATGTTATTGATTGTTGCCATGTATTACTCTCCTTTCTCTTTTTCGAGGTCTGCAATGCGGTGGTTTGCCACCTTCATTTGTTCTTCAAGCACTGGGATGCGCTGGGCAAAATTGTTGTGTGTCCGGACTTCCCGGGTCAGCTCGTCCAGCTTAGTGTCGGTAATGGCCTGCTGTTTTTCCAGCTTGGCGTCCATGTTTTGAGCGGCCCTGCTGTTAGAGATAAGCACGCCGATCAGGCTCAGGCCGCCAGTGATGAGTGCTACGATGATCGCGTCGCTCATGCGCCCTCCCGGAGACGGGTCAGGCCCTTCTTTTCGATGATGCTGGGGTAGTTGAAGGTAGTGACGTTGAGGTCTACGTCGCGGGAGATGCCCGGCACGCGGCCCTTGCTGGTGTGCTGGTGGGAGTTGTACTTAAAGGTGACAGCAGGCGGTTTGCCCGTATAGTCGGCCAGCCAGACGTCCCATCGAGAGGACAGCCGAGCCATGTCCAGCTCATACTTGTAACCGGTGTAGGTGTAGAGCTGGGCGTAAAAGCCCATCCGCTCCACCTGTTCCAGCGCGTAAGCGGTAAGATTGGACAGGTCAAGCGTGGACAGCTGCTTGAGCTTGTTCTCCTCCACGTCCACGCAGATGGGGAGAGAAAACTCCTTGCCGTACACCGCCTGCCGCAGCAGGGCAAGCTCTGCATCGGCCATGGCCTCGCTGGTGGCGTAGGTGTAGTAGTAGACGCCCACGTCCAGCCCTGCAGCCCGGGCGTTGCGGTAGTTGGTCTCAAAGGTCGGGTCGATGTACAACCCGTCCTTGCGTTCACTCAGCTTGCTGTTGGTGGATACCGTCTTGAGCATGACGCCCTTGTAGCCTGCCGCTTTGACCTTGCGCCAGCCGTCGAGGGTGATTTTGCCCTGATACCGACTCACGTCGATGTAGCGGTAGGGCGGCGCGCCCTCCCAGCCGGGAGGAGCAGCGCTCTGGGTGTCCACAGTGGACACCGGGTCAAAGGTAGAGGCATCTGCCGCCCGGGAGAGGGCGGAAAAGAGGGAAGCGAGGAAGTTGAGGATGGTGTGCAGCATTTTGAGACTCCTTTTGGTTTTTAAGGTTAGATAAAGCTTCTTTTAGTTAATTACATCTATTACGCTTGTTCCCGTGTCTGTACCGCTGTAATATACAACAATAATATTATTGTTGAACTTTACAGAATTTGCATTTCCAGCATCTTGACCCACTGAACCGCTTGCTATATTAGATGGTTCACCCCAACTTGTTGCTGATTCAAAAACAGTAGAAGCGATAGCTTTTCTTTTCTTTAATTTTCCGTCAGCTCTATTATAGTAGTAAACTGTAATATATCCGTCGTCGTCGTAGATAAGTGTTGGTGTACTCAAATAAACATCTGTAATGTTTGTAATTTTAGTTTCCCATGTTTTTCCAAAATCGCTCGATTGAATTTGAAACATTGCAGCACTGTCCTCAGAACGTCCCAGTGCAAGAATTTTGCCATCACCAATATACGTCCCAGAAATTTCAGTAGGCGTGTCGGACTGTGTTGAAGGGTTTGCGATTTCAACCTGGCTCCATGTTTCTCCACCATCTTTAGTAATCACATATCCGTATGAATTTCTCTTTGCTCTATATGTATTGTAAAAACTAATGACACCTACTGTAGGAATATGAAGCGCATCTCCAATATGACTTGGTTTTATATCAAAAACAGGAGAACTTTTTTTCGTAAAATTGATACCGTTAGAAGTTTTATATAAATCAAAGGAACAATCTGCATTTACTGGCGTTCCTTTTCTATCCCAAAAATAAATAACTCCTAAAGAATCATGTCCGAGTCCTGTTATAGTATCTCTAACGTTTTCTGTAGATATTATTTTTTTTGGATTCGACCAAACAACGCCGTTTGTGCTTGTTTTGGTAAATATATCAACGTTAGTATTATCCATATGACTTTCACCAATTGAATAAACACAAACTAATTTATTATTTACCGCTCCAATAAAAGGAAAAGCATTATAACCATCATCTGTTGTTACATGGAATCCTTTGTTTTTTACATTATCAATACCGATGGCAATTATGAGATTGCTGGATTGAACTGCAAGATCATCTAAACCATACTTTACTTCGCTCATTTCTATTTTTGTATTTTCTTCAAGGCTATTTGTTTTTGTTTCTAATGCTTCTATTTTTTCTCTTGCGATAATATCATTAGCAGTAAACGGATTTACATAATTTGTTCTATTACCTTTTTCAATTTGAATTTCAGATAACGTCCATGTGTTATTTCCGCCAGTAGAATGCCTAATTCGCATGTACGACACGGATTTTGAAGAATCAGTCCCATAGATATAATTTGTTTCGGTTATGGAATTATTTAACAGTGATAAAGTACCGACCCTACCGTCCGTGTAGTAAAACTCAAACTGAATTCCATCCCCATCTGTAGTAACAGCACCATCGTTTTTTGCATTTAATGATATTGTGTATTTTGTATTAGGCTCAAAGGAAATGGGATAATTGTTTTCTTTGTATGCTATGCCTAAATTCCCAGCTGTTCCAGTATAAGAATTCCCGTTTCTTGTCCACCCGGTTGCATTTAATAACCATCTTGGGTTAAAAATATTTTTTGTCTCACTTTCCAAGCCATCTAAATCTTCCTTTAGCTGATTTTCCACCCCCTTTGCTCTTTCGCTCTCCGCATTGATCGCCTCTCCCACCTTCGCCGCATCCGCAGCCATGCCGGAGATGGTGAGGGTAGTATCGGTGCCAGCCAATGCGTTAAGAGTATTGGCGTTCATGGGAGTGCCTTCCACGATGGGCTCATCATTTCGGACAAGAGTGACGACCTCTGATGTACCGTCTGACTTTTTCATAGTCCAACGGCCCGGGTATTTTGCTTTTCGGTCAATAAACTGCATAGTAAGGTTCACCTCCACAAATTGGCTCGGAGCAGTAAAGCGTATAATCTTTGGCTATACTTTCGATGTCAAAAAGTATCTTTTCGACCTGATTTATCACACCAAATTTCATAGAAAGGGATTTCGGCACATCCGGAGTAGAGCTTGTTCCGCTGCATTTTGAGCGAATGGCTTTCACGCTGGCTATCCAACGATTGGAGTCCTCTGTGGTAAGATAGCTGTTCGGACCCCATTCGGGGGTAGACGTTCCGGCGAAAGTGATTGTTCCAGAAAAAATCATTTTGGAATCATCGCCATAGTAGGCGCTGCCGTGTGCAATGTCGATGTAGTCGTTTGCTACGACCCAGGATGGCTCGACAGAGGGCGGGTAGAATTTGTTGGCGGCGGCGAAATAGAGCTGGTATTCGACACCCTTTTCCAACACGATGTTGCCCATGTCCAGCACTACATCGTTGTAGCCTTTGACAAGGTCGATGGACTTGTCTACCAGAGCGGTCTCGGTGCCGTACTTGCGTAAGACGGTGCGCATTTTGCCCGGCATATAGCCCTTGACGCGGAATCCCAGCGAGCGGAGCGACAGGCCCGCTTTCTTAGCAGTCAGCGGCATGAAGAACTCGGACTTGGAGGGATAAGTGTCCCACGCGGGGATGTCGCCGGAAGTATTGAGCGCCGTCACGACCGAAATCGGGTCAATAGGAAGTTTCACTCCGACAATGTCAGCAAGCTCTTTCATGCCCTGTTCGATTCGTGCATAGTCAGTGTAACTGAGCGCTCCTTTCATGCCGGAGGCCCATTCTTTCTGCTCCTCCTCTGTCCATGTGCCACTTCTTGCCTTTGCGGTCAGTTCTTTTACCCGGTCTACATCTGCCTGCGTCCGGTCAGTAATCCACTTTGCCATACAATCACCTCTTAAAAAATCAGTTTGCCGTCAGCGTCAATGGAAAGAGACTTTGGGACGGTAAATGCGGGGTGAACGACATTGTCATATTTACGAGGACCCTCGTCATTCGTAGCGTAAGAAATCGTCTCTGCGTTAGCATTCACTTGTAACATAGAATCATACACAGCGTATGCGTCTACAAGTTTGCTGACCAACAGAGGTCGCCAGTACTTGTTGGCACTTGAGCTTGTGCCAGCAATATCATAGAGCATCTGAAGCGAGTACAGGTAGGGAGTTCTTGTCCAGATGGAACGCCCTCTCTCAGAACCTTCTATGTCGGAGGCAAGCATTGCTTTCAGGATTTTGGATGCATTCTGCAATGGAGTGCCTTCGTTGTGCTTATAACTTGGGCTGCTAGTCGTCCAATTCGGGGCATCAGAACCTTCCGTGTCGTATCCAAGCTCATGGTTGGAAAGAAGGAAAACACTTTCGGCCATCGTGGATACCCTGCTGCTACCAGAGCTACAGTAAGAATCGGAGAAGCCCGGGGTGTAGTAGATGGTTGTCTTGTTGATAGCTTGCTTTTGAGCGTAGCTGAACGAGTTGAAGTAGTCGTTGTTGAGCCAGCTACTTACGCTGCTACTGGCGTAAGTAGACCATGTAGAATCCCAAGCCATGATAGCCGCGTAGTGTTTTCGAACCAGAAGAGTTCGTCCGGCTCCATTCAGCTCGCTTTCGTAGTCGTGCTTCGCAACGATGAACTCAGCCACGTTGCCGCCCTCGTCCATAAGAACGGTGTCGCCCTCTGCAATATCAAACAGGCTGTACGATGTTGTAATGAAAGAACATTTCGCGGAGACGTTGCCCACAAAGGCAGTGACAACAGCCTTGCCCGGGGCGTTCCACTTGACTTGACAAGTGGATTTTCCCTCTGCGTTTGTCAGAACATGAAGGGAGACAATTCCTTCGGGAGAAGCTGCCCAGTTGATTTTGGGAGAATCAATAGTAGCGGGGGACAGGGTAGCGGAAAGAACAACGGAATCACCCCAGTCAAGCTGTTCGCTGACATGGTCAAGAGACAAAGCCTGAGCATCTGCCATCATGTACCCCTCTACAGTACCTTTGAAGCACCCATTGAAGGTGTATTTTGCATTGGTCACCAGCAAAACGGCATCGTAATTGAACTGATGGTGAATCTTTACCATATCAAGAGCGTCAACGATAGGGCTTGCCCGATATGTAAGAGAAGCCTTGCGGCGATTGGAAAGGACTCCATAAGACTCCGTAAGGGCATTTCTGGATTTTGCGAGAATGTCCTTTGTGAGCATAACATTGCTCAGCGTCTGGCTCACGCCTTTGCCCGAAGGGCTTTCGGGATAAGCGTAGGTAACGCCACCTGCGGTGGTCACCACGTTGAGCATATTTTGAGCAAAGGTGATTTCCGGCCAAGAATAATTGTTCAGCACCGGAATATCCAATACCGAATCAGAGGCGACAGAACCGTACACACGGTTAATCTTTATCACGCCATCACGAGTCTGGTACAAAGCCATTCCGGCCGCATTGGCGGCAAGCTGCAAAATATCGGAGTTGTGATAAGCAGACCCATCACTTGTAATGTCGGTGGAATAATCTTTCAACTCATCAGAGATTTCTGCTGTGATTCCGTCTGCCTCAAGCTGCTCCAGTGCATCATAGCACATCTCATAGAGCGTGCCGTATTTTCTTCCGGTGTACTTCGTACTGGATAGATACAGGAAAGCGTCTCGCGCCTGAAAGGATGCCTCAATGCTGTTGGCGGGGACGCTCCACTCCGACAGGAAGAACATTCCTCCGCTCACCCATTCGGTCTTCCCGTCAACATCCATTCCATAACGAACAGTGACGGGCTGACGCTCATAGATGTACTTGTAAATCCCTTGAGGGTTTACGGAGTCCCATGTACGGTCGCTGTTATCGAGGCTAAAGGAAATCGACTCCTGAGAAAGCTGCCCGGAGATAGGGTCTCTTGCAGAAGAATGGCTATAGGACAAGATTTTGGTCTTGTCGAACACCAGATACCTTCCGATTTTCACTTGTTCGACCCTTACTCGGCGGTTAGGGAGACACCACTTCAGTACCTCAATCTCTACGGCATCAAACCCGGAAAGCTCTACATCAACATCAGAACGGACGGATTTGTTTCCGTTTACGGTCACAGTTTTTAACCTGTTAGTCCCAAGATATGCGCTGACCGAAAAATCTATAGCGTATTCTTCAAATACCGTAGACCAGCAAATTGAAACGCCGGGAATCGAGGACTTGCTCTCACTCGGAAGCTCAAGCCGGATAACAGGATGGTTTGAATCGTCAAAAATCTTGGCGCTCAAAAAACCAGTAGTTCCATACGGAGGGGAAGAAGGAACAATGGCGCAACTTCCGTCAAGAACAGTGAGATTAAGCTCTCCTGTGGAATACCTCGAAATGGAAGCGTTATTGGAAAGCGCAATACTGTGAAAGGTGGAGAACGGGGCTGCCGATGACGTGACGATGGTAGCTTTTTTGTTGATACCCGGCTCAGTGATTCCACAGGTAATCTCTACAAAAGATTCCGGTACGAGGGTTTCATTAAATTTTTCTTTCCACTTATCGGAGACTTCAACCATGTGTCATACCTCCACAAGAGAAAGTTTGCACCCTGTCCATCCCATCACGCCACCGGTTTTCGGCCCTCTACGCCACATGCCGCCGGTGCGGTCGGAGACATACATCTGACGGGTGGTATAGCCGGCTGTGGCTTGGTTATAGAATTTAACAGTGCAGTAAAAATTCGTGGTAAAAAGGCTCAAAATGTCGGCCCACTGCCGCGCGGTCAGGTAGTTCCATGACATGGAGACCTTTGCTACATCATGCCGAACGACAGAACCAACGACTTTACCCTGAACATTTCGGCCAGAGTCCACGATCGTGCTAGTCGTTCCCTCATAAGAGGATGGTTCCGGTAGCTCTACGCCATTCACCGTAACCAGTGCAGGAATATTGGCCATCTGAACCATCCTTTCTTAGTAAGAGTAAACTTCGGTACCCATAATAGACACACCACGTTCTTTCTGGGTCTTTTCAACAGAAGCGGTGAGCTGCTTGCCATCAAGGTACACTCTCACATCTCTTCCATCAGAGATTTCCTCTCCATACCGCTGCCAGATGTCGAGGAATGCATTGTAGCAGCCGTTGTACACAGCATCTCTCATCTCTTCGGAGTTTCCTCCGGCCGCAGAATAAGTTCCGCTGTAAGAAGAGCTAGACGTCGAGGAATTATAGCTGGAGCTTCCGACGTACTGAGATGTATCGTTGTAACTGCCGGTAGACCGGCTGCCGCCAAGTTTCGACACGATGCCAGCAATCGCAACTCCAAGGGTTGCGGCGGCGGCAAGGGCCACGATGCCAGCTGGAATGCCAAAAATCGTAGCGCTGAGGGCAGCACCCACAGCAGAAAGCATTCCTGCCACTGCGGTTCCGATGGTGCTTACCAGACTTGCAAACCCGGCAAAAATCGTCGGGAAAGAGCTGAGTAAACCACCAGAGAGCGCCGCACTGATGGCTTTAGCTGCCGTTGCGAGGGGAGACTTCACGTTTCCGAAAGCCTGCGTAATGCCGGAAAGCATCGTCTGAGTTTCAGCGGAAACCTTTCCAAAGTTTTGGGTCAGATTGTTCACCAGATTTTTGCCAATGGCAGCGGCTGTATTCAGCAGAGAAGAAGCTTGACTTTTCAGTTCTTTGCTCAGCCTTCCAAGCAAATCGCTTGCAACGGACTTGACACGTTTACGCTGCTCATCGCCCATAGCGCCCCAAATGCTAGCGGCAATGGTAGTGCCGACCGTTTTCCAATCGCCGCTCTGCGCAGCCTGAATGAAAGTTTGCACCGTACCGAAGAAGTCGGTCTTGAGGTTGTTATCGAGTTCGGCCCACTTAGAGTCTAGCCCGGAAATGATGCCGTTAACGTAGCTTGTGCCGCAGTCAATGCCATAGTTCGCCATCTCTTCGCCCTTGAGCTTGGTGGCGTCTACGAGTTTATTCATAGCATCGTTGACGTAACTGAGAGCGCCAGTGATACCATTTGCAAGGCCTTGGTCAATAAATTTACCAAAGCGCTCAAATAGAGCAGAGGGAGAGTGAATTTCAGTATCGGTCGTGAACTTGTCAATGATAGCTTTTGCAAGATTTGCCGCAGCGCCTTTTGCGGTTTCAATGCCGCTTTTGATACCATTTACGAGGCCCTGCCAAATGTTTTTGCCTGCTTCAAACATTTTGGAAGGAAGAGAAGCAATAGCATTTGCAACGGCTGTTACCATATCGGAAGCAGCTTTTGCGGCATCTTTTGCCCACGTTTTGATATCATCGATAAATCCACGAACAACTCTCGCACCGTTTTCGACGTGTTCATCGAGATGTACGAACCATGTAACAACATCCTTTACCCAATTGATAAGGTCAGCAAAACCAAGAACCGCCTTTTCGATGAAGTTACCGTTCATCTGAATATCAAGACGTTCGGTTTCACTTACTCCATTGGTAATCCATCCGACAAACACTCCGATATCGTGAATCAGCTGAGCAATGCCCATGACGGCATTCTCGATGAAGTTACCGTTCATTTGTAAGTCAAGCCTATCAGTTTCGGAAACACCGTTCTGAATCCATCCAATAAAAATTGCGAAATCATTGATAAGGTTTCCGATGGCTGTAATTGCGTTACCTACAAAATCAGCAACTTTTTCGCCCATAGACTTGAAAGCATTGAACCAGTCCGTTTCCATCTCAAAAGCTTCTTTTTGACTTTCGCTACCAAGACCACGAACTGCAACAGTGATAGCTTCAAAACCAAGAACAGCAAGACCGGCTACAGGATGACCGCTAACAATAAGACCGATGCCCATAAGTGTTGTAATTAAATCACCAACATCAAGATCAAGGTCTTTTACAACGTCAGAGATTGTTTTGAACGCAGAAGAAATGCCCTCCTGCCAACTTTCTGGAATGAGATTCCAGATTACTTGCTTTAAGTTAGAAAAAGATTCTTTCAGGTATTTGATGGATTCTCCGAGTTTTCCATCTGTGAGTGATATATTCCAACCCTGCCTAAGCCCTTCCGCAGCAAGGTAAATCATAGCTCGAACACGTTCAAGGCCTTTTCGGAACGCCTCACTGTTTTGGTACAGGTCAACAAAACGAGCAACCATAATGCCAACAGCGACAGCTGCTCCCATAATGGGAGACTTCCAAAGCTTGAGAATTCCTTCAATTAAAGAGCCATCGCCTTTGATTTTATTGAGAGCTTCAAGCAAAGCGTTGCCAATAGCCCACGTTGCAAATCCGGCAGAAATACCAGCAATCAATGGCGCAAGCTTTTCCAGCTTTGCCTTGATTTCGTCCACGGAGTTGCCAACATAGTTCTTGAACATATCGTAGCCGGACAGGTCTACGTCACCCAAGATGTTGCCGGCAGATGCACCGCCGCCAGAGCCGGAGCTTCCCTGTGTAGGGTCAATGATGTTCAGTTCATCAAAGCCCATCGTGTAGTCCTTGAGGGCTTTTGCGGCTTTCTTTGTCGAATCGGTTGTGTCATCCATTGCGTCACCAATGCCACCAACACTGTCAGCGCTCTTGGTGAAATCAGTGAACACGACCTTCACGCCCATCAGCTTTGCAACCCACTGGACAAATTCTCGGATAAGTTGGACGGCTGCAATCAGCGGGGGAAGAATGGATTTCATGGCAGGGTAGAGCAGAGAGCCAACAGACTTCGCCAACATATCCAACTGCGCTTTCAGAATCTTAATCTGGTTCGCAGGGCTCTGAATGGTCTGTGCAAGGTTGCCCTGCACGTTGGCAGTCTGCTTCATAATGGCAATGTAACGCAGAACCGCCTTATCTGCCTGAGACAGACTAGAAACCTGCTTGTTAAAGCCCAAAGAAAGAAGCTCTTGCTGTAACCGCGCCTGAGACAAGTCAATGCCCAAACGGCGAATAGGCTCAATCTCACCAGAGATTGCGGAAGACATTGCGGTAAAGGTTTCTGCAACATTTTTGTTCCAGTAGGATGCCTCGTCATAGGCAAGTTGGGTCAGGTTTTTGGACAGAACGTATGCTTTATCGCTTGCCAAACCAAACGAAGTTCCCAAGCTCTGGATGGTAGCCATGTAGGTCATCGCTTTGGTCGGGTCAACGCCAAGCAAGCCCTGCATCTTGCTAATGAGCGTATCGGCTTCATCGCTCAAATTGCCCATAGCATTATGAAACAGGTCTGTTGCTTCGTAAAAGTCATTGAACTTCGCAACAGCGTTGCCAAGATACTCAGCGATAGCTTTCAACGAAACCAGCTTTGCCATGTTTCGCATAAAGCCGTTCATCTGATTGGACAGGCTGAGATAGCTCTTGCGCTGCTTTTCATTGGCTGCGGTCACACGGTTCGCCTGTGTCACAACCTTGCTCAACTGCGGGGGGAGCTTTGCAAAGGCGTTGCCTACTTTGTCAAGCTGAGATGCAAGGGGAGTAAGAGAGGTTGAGATTTTTTCGCAAGCAACAGCAAATGCGTCAAGAGTTTTGTGGTCAAGTTTGTTTGTCAGCTCCGGAATTTTTCCAAACGCATTGAGAGCACTTCCAACGGATTTGAGATTTCCAGCGTCCAAAATAGATAACTGTGAAAGACCATTTGCAACCTCTCTGATATTGTCTTTCATAGCATAGTAATCCGTTCCGTTTAATCCGGAGACTGCCGCAGGAATCTTCTTGATTGCATTTACGACCGTGTTGATGCTCTTTGCGCTTGCAGTCGTGTTGACGTTGGAAAGCCCGTTCAGAAAGCTTGTGATTTTGTCCAGCCCGGACATTCCAGCGGATGCTTGTTTCAGCATTGCAATAGAACCGGCAAGCTTGTCAAGGCTGTTTACAACCTTTGCCACGTTGCCTTTCGTCCGCAAATTAGAAATGGCGGTAGCGAGCTTGTCAATATTAAGCTCTGCGCCCTGCGATTCCGCAGAAATCTCTACGGATAAGCTCGTAATATCAACATCAGCCATCACTACCACCATCACTTTCCATCATAGAGAACATCATTCTCTTGATTCGCTCCTGCGCCTCAACTGCGCGTTGGTATTCATACTCGTCTTTCTCCTTTTGGGTAAGGGGAAGTGGTCTATCCATGTACTTGATGGGCTTAGACCCTTTCTTACGGAACATATTGCCAACCGTAGAGGAAAGCGCAGATGCCATGTAAAAGCCGTTTCTCCACGCTTCAGCGTTGGCTCTGCGTTCCCGCAGCTCCTCTGCGTCGCGGTAGACCTTCGCCAGCCAGACATCGCCGTACCAAAACTGGTCATAGGTCATGCCAATGGAAATGTAATAGGCTTCTACATCGTGGAACAGCTTGGAGAAGGAGAACGGTTCCCCCTCTCCGTCTGCTTCCTGAGATTGTGCGGTTACACAATCTCCCACGTTGCGTTTTTTGCGGTCTTGTCCTCAGTGTCAGTTGCCAGCAGAGACTTGGAAGCGTCCATGAACATCTCAAGCAGAATGCCCATCAGGTCTTCCTTATCCTCGATATGCTGGAACATCTCGTCCACGACCTTGCGCTTGATGCCCTTGTTCCGTGCGATGAAAGCGCCATAGAACAGAGCGCGGGAATTGGACAGCAGATTGGTCATCTGGGTGTACTGGCCAATCTGAAAGCCTGCACGTTCGGTGGCTTCCACGCTGTCACGGGTGAAGGTCAGCTCGTAAGTGTTCTTGCCATCGGGGGAATGAAAGTTGATAACCTTAGCAGCCATAATAAATGCTCTCCTTTATAAATAGGGGCAGAACCAAATCCGTTGTTCAGTTCTGCCCGGTTTGATTGATTCGATTTTTGCGGTTTAGCCGCCAGTGACAGTCAGGGTCTCGCTGAACTCAGGCTTCTTGGTGAAGATGCAGTTGATGGTCATTTCCACAACCTCGTCCACGCCAAAGCCGGACAGACCAACCTGATGCATACCCTGCCAAGTGAAGCCGGAGCCGTCCTGCATCTTCAGGGCGTAGTACTTCACGGCGTTGCTCTCGGAAGTCTCATCATAGCCAGCTGCTTTAACCTTCGTATAGTCAGCCTTGTTGTAGTTGGCGGTGAAAGACTTGGTGTCGCTCTGGATGATGCCAAAAATGTTGACCTGCATGGGGTCAGACAAGGTGGTGGCATCCAGAAGGTTCGGCTCAGAGATCAGGTCGGGCACATCCTTGATGTCGCACAGCTTCGTCAGAGTGGTTGCGCTGTCGCCACAGTAAAGGGTAGTATTCAGACCGGAGATAGCAGTACTCATAGAATGTTTACCTCCTTAGTTTCGGTAAATCATTCCGTCCTCTCCGATTGTTGCCCCATAGCTGCAATCAATCCGATAGACGGAATTGTTGTACAGCCCATTCAACGGGGCAAACGACTTGCGATAAAATTTAAGCGGTTCAAGAACAGAATCCACGATGCCAACGATGAAACGTGCTTCTGCAATGCGTCCGGTGTTTTTGTTGGAGTAGACCCGCACACGCAGGGAAACGGCAGCATACTTGCTGTGGCCAGAAGAATCAATGTGTACAGGAAGATTGCTGTTTTCCTCTATCTGTACACACGGAAACTTCTTGACGTTGCTGTCATTGATTTCGCCAGTAACGAAGATGCCTGGAACTTGCTTTCGCAGCTCCTTAGCAACAGCCGTAAAGATAGAATTGAAATAATCAATCAACTATTCCAAACCTCCCTCCACGTTGCTTCGACCTGAGAAGCCATTTCTTCAACAGCTCCCCACATAGCCATAGCCGGTTCATTACCATCGGTGTAATTCAACTGGCCCTTGCCGGGAACGGTATCTACATAGGTTCCGGCATTGCCGGGATCGCCGTAGTAGTACCAACGTCTGCCAGCGCCCTTGCCTTGACCGTAGGAACCGTGCGCTCCAACGCCGGGCGGCAGCTCGCCGCCATATCCGTTGTGATGCGCGCCAGTGCCAAACTCGATAAAGGCAACTGCCTTACCCTCTGCAATGATGGTGCAGGTGTTTCCGTTCTGCTCAACATGGCAAGAAACATCGTTGCTACCAGCATACTGTGCGTTCGCAAAACGAACTTTTGCCACGTCAAGCCCTTTGTCAGCCAACGCTCTTACAAACTCCTGTGCCTTTTGGTTCAGGGTGGCCTTGTACTCCTGTATCTGACGTTCCGCATCACGAAGTCCGGCATCGCTCAACCTCACTTTAATTTTCACTTGCAGCCACCTCTTTCAGCGCATACAGCGTATCCGTGATATGCTCTGCGACCTTGACCACAGTGTAATTGAATGGCTTTGAAACGTCTGTCTGAAACCAGACGTGCGTACCTTCATAAAGCGGTGTGTTGCGCTTTTTGCTGGACGAACTAACAACGTAGCTGTAATCCGTGAACGCTCCAAAAGGGTTTGCTTCCGCAGAACCAGTAGGAGGGCTGACATTCAGCATCAGCTTTGCGGGTTCGCTCCACGATTCGTATGCGGATTCGCCAGTCTCGTTTCCCCACTCGTCCACAACAGGCGTTTTTTCGCCAACAGGGTTCGAATACCACAGCGGGCGTTTATCCAGCGGGCTTCCATTGAACATCAGCCGATAACACCTACTCTCGGAACCACTTCATTTAGCAGGGATTGTGCCACATCGGAACTTTCCCACACACGAGTAATGCCGTTGTTGGTATAGCTCGTCTGTCCGTTTGCGCCGATGTGGTTGTACAGTTCCGCTGCAATACGTATCTGCAACGACTGATACTGCAAGGGTAGCTCGTCCGGCCTGTTACCGAAGGGGTAGCCCTGCGCAAATATTTTATCTTTGGCGAAATCAAGAAGCAGGTCGAAGAGTGGGTAGTCCTCGTCCGTGATTTCACGGTCAAGTGCAGGGGCGATGTACTGTCCCAGCTTGACTGCCGCTTCGGAATACTGGTCTCCCATGCCGCTTTCCTCCTTTCGCCTTAGTAAGCCTTGATGCAGTACACAGCGTCCATGCGCTCAAAGGACGGCAGGACGATTTCGGAGACGTAGATGTTGGTGTTGACAGGATGCACGGTCTGCTCGGTGGTAACCGCAACGCCAGTGTTCACAACGGAAACCTGTGCGTTGGAGATGCCAGCCATCAGGTCAGCTTCCTCAGGAGTGGCAACATAGTACATATTGCCCAAAGAGCCAGAAGGGGCCAGTACGACATAGCCATCAGGCAGATACTTTTCGGCAGCGGCGGTCTCCTCCGGCTTAAACATCTTGTCGTACAGATGGATGCGAATGCCGGATGCGCTTTCGACAACGGACCGTGCCTCAGAATCGACAAGAACAGCGGTGGTGGTCTTCATGACCGTCAGGAACCGGTTCTTGATTTCATCCGCAGCAATCATCTTGTGGAAAGTGTTGGTGTTCATGTAGGCATCGGTGATAATCTCACCAGTGTTTGCCAGCACGGTGTTTGCGGCAGTAGTCATCGTGGCGATGGGGGTTGCAGTAGTAGGAGCATCCCATTTCTCCTTGGTAGCCAGAGCCTTGTAATTGGACTGCTGCCAAGTGCCGTCCGGGTCGTAATCGTAGATGTAACTCACGCCGTTGGATTCGATGGAGATGCCGGGCTTGCCAGTCTTAGGAGCCAGAAGCTGCCACACCATTCGCTCAGGCACAATGCGAGCACCTGTAATAAGCTGTGCGGTATCATCGTAGACACGATTGATAACGTCTGCCGCAAACTCCTGATTGGTAGCCAGAACAGAGATAATCTTGCGGCGGTCTTCCTCATCAATGTGAGTGCCCTCACGGAAGAACGGCATACTGGTCTCGGTCATCTTGATGCCCTGACGAGTACGGAACGTAGCCTTAGTGTCGAACACGCTAGGCTTCAGCGAAACGCCAACGCCCTTGTGACCACGCAGCCACTTCAGTTCCATGCTGACCTTCTTACGGGCAGGGAACAGAGCATCAGAAGCATAGGGCTGCGCATTGGTCGGGTCATTCGTCCAGTAGGCGGCAATCGCAGCAGGGGAGAAGATCTCATTCAGATTCAGTGCCATAATTTAGTCCTCCTTACTCGCTCTTTGCGCCAACATCGGTACGGCAGAAAACGGCGGGAACAGCCTTTTTCAGAGCGGCAATATCGTTTGCAGAATAGGTAAAGCCGGACAGCTTTGCCTTGTCCACATCAATAACGCCCTGAATCAGCAGTGCGCCATTGGGGTTGACGGCAGGGTCAACGGTGTGCAGCAGAATGCCACTGGCATCGGTAGCCGCATCGGTAGCGCTGGTGCCAGTGGTGGCAGCAGCTTTCAGGCCAGTCTTTGCCATAGGATAGCCAGCCGGAACAGCATTGGTCTCCTTGACGGTAAAGGGAATGGCAACGTAGGTATCAGCAGCCAGAATAGTGCTTTCAGGAGCCGATACCGGAGTATTGGTGTACTTCATGTTTTCCTCCTTAATGGAAAGCAGTCATTGCGTCACTCGATGCCTTGTTTGCGTCTGCACGCTCCTTCGCAAAGCGTTTAGCAAAGGAAACACCTGCGCTATCTGCGCCGTCACCATTGCCATCCGCACCCGGGGGCGTGGGCATATCCTTCAACAGAGAAGCCTTGTATGCGGTGTCGTGGGCAGTCATAAACTCCGACTGGAACTTAAAAACCTTGTCCATGTCACCGTCAGCCAGTGCAGACGCAGCCTTGTTGGCAAGTTCAGCGTCATAACCCTGTGCAACGAACTTCTCACGGTAAGATGCAAGGGTCTTTTCCTTGACAAGATTCTCCTTGTCGGCAGTCAGGGCTTCAATCTGCTTCTGCATCTCTGCCAGCTTGTCAGCCTGTTCCTGTGCGGCATTCTCGTCATCGGTACGCTTTGCCTTGAGCTGCTTCTTGTACTCGGCAGCTTCGCCATTGGCTTTCGTCACGGCGTTACGCAGCTTCTCAACCTCTGCGCTAGGGTCTGCAACCTTTTCAAGCGCAGAAATGATTTCATCGGCGGTCATGCCCTCTTTGTAGGCATCACCAAGCAACACATTGAGTTTCATATCGTTAATTTCCTCCTGCGTTTTTTTACCGTTGCTTCCCTGCAACGCTGCGAAATTTGTATCCCGGCTTCCCTGCCGGAATATGCAAAGGCGAAAACCTTTACTTTCATTCATCAACGATTTCCCAATCGTCACACGCCATATTTTCCATGGTGTACAGAATGTCTTCTGAATCAGCAAGATTTACAATCTTGCCATCGTAACAGTGCATTTCGACATAAGGCTTTTTAGAGTCTTTAGTTCCCAAGCACCAATAACCAGTCCAATGATGACGCTTGATTTTACGACCTCGTTTAAGAGAAAACAAAGCGCTTGCAAAATTCATTTTTCCCCTCCGTTTTTTGCGTTGGCCTGTTCGCTCAACAATTTGTAAGCGTTAGCAATATGGTCTACAGGCTGTTCCTGCGGTCTCGGTGCCTTTCCATCCTTGCCCAGCTTGCCAGCGGCAATCAGGAATGGCTTGCTCATTTCGTAAGCAGCCTGCGGGTCTGGGAACAGACCGGGCGTAGTGAACGCCAACTGCGGGTCAATGGTCTGGCTGAGCATCTGCGCAAAAATCTGAACCTTGCTCTGCTGGTTGTCGTACTGACGGCGTGGCAGCTTGATGTTGATGTCACTTGCCATCAGCTTAGAACCAGCCGTGTCACGCAGGATTTTCAGCATTACAGATAGGCTCTGACGTTCAGCATACTTGAACATATTCTCGTACTGCTGTGCCCTAGCTTCGGTGTGATTCCAGCCGTTACGAACGATAACTGCGCCCACGTTGTCGGACGTTGCGTTCTCGCTGCCAGTGGCACTAGGCATAGCAGTCAGACTGCGGTACACGTTTAACATGGAATCAAGCAGGGTCTGGCTCTGCTGCTGGTCAAGTTCGTTTGCAATCTGCGAGACAGAAGCGGGCAGGCCAGAAGTGGATTTCAGACACATTGCGCCAAGCTCTTTTACTTGGTCGAGAGCATCCTTGTCCACAAGGCAGTTGGTAAACACCATGATGGACTGAATGAACTGTGCCACACCGTCCAAACGGTTGCTTTCAAGGTCGTTGATGGCGTCCAGCACAGGAATAGCAGGTTCAAACAGACCCATCCGCTCCGGGTTTAGCTTGTATTCGACCATCGGCAACATTCCGAGAGAATGGTTCTCCGACTTTGTGACCTTGCCATTGTCGATTTCAAAGTACTGGTTCGGCGTGTACACGCAAATCAGGTCGTTCAGGTCATTTTGATAATTGCGTGGGATGTGCAGCACGTTGGCGATAGGCTTGTGCCCGATGCCGGAGTTGTAAATCACATACGCCATGTCTGGGTCTGGAACGTCCACCAGCAGGGGCGTTTCATCTGGGTAGTTTCCGTTGTACCCCTTGTCAGGAAGAACAATGCGGTATCCCTGCCCGCACTCTAACATCCACTGCCAGAGCCGCCGATCAAGCGCATCCTTGCCCTCATACTGCAAGGCGTTTGACAGGCGGGCGATTTCCTCACCGTCACCAGTTGCCGTTTCAGACCGTACATAAGAGCAAGGAGTTCCGCTCATGTAGCCCGTGTAGAATCCCACGCACTCGTTGGCATGATTTTCCACAATGCGGTTGGTGATTTCGGCGTGGTACTCCTTCGTGCGGTGGAGGACAGGCTGGCTGCCCAAGTAGTAGTTGTGCAAAAAGCGAATCTCGTTCTTGTTCAGCTGATGAATAGGCTCTGCCTTGCCCATGACCACTTTCAGCACGTTCGCCCGATTGATTTCCGTCTCCGGCGTTTCAATCGGTCTGCGTCCGGTCAGCGGCTTATTCAAAAAGTCGCCAACAACCATCTGATACTCAGCCATGCGTTCCTCCTTTCCGGCAAAATAAAAAGCGCAGCAAGACAAACCTCTTAAGGTCTATCTCACTGCGCCAAAACTGCGCTTCAAAAGCTATTTACTTTTCCGGTGGATGGATGATTTTCACCCATCCTTCCCTTGTGTCTCCTTCGATAACACCCTTGCATCTGTCACACTTGAAATGGTATTGTCCGTCTACTTCGCCAAGATAGCGGTTACAACGGACGTTTTTATAGATTGGGTTTTGTCTGATACAAGGGCAACAGATTCTAACTAGCATGAGCGCTCCTTTCGTTGGATTTCTGGAAACAGGCTGTTGAGCACGAGCCTGTTGGAAGCTGCTGGGAAACTATTCGCGCTTCCAACCGCGCTATTCTTCGCCCGAAGAAAACCATTGCAGCCTTTACATTCAGTTGTCGGACAGACGTAAAACGGGTCGGCTGCAATTTTGGGTGCGGGGGCTGGATTTGAACCAGCATCCTCCAGCTTATGAGGCTGGCGAGCTACCGTGCTGCTCTACTCCGCCATAAACCCGGCTTAATTGGTTAACCGCTGCTCTTTGCAATGTCATGCCTAACCATTGCATCGAGAGCCGGGAGTAGCGGTGGAGGATTCAGAGAATAGAAAGCCAAGCAAAGAAGATGGTTGTGCTGCGTAACGGAATCGAACCGTTGCTTGCCAGCCGTGGGGGAGACAGGCTGGCATTCCCCTTACAATTGGAAACGCAACATATAAAGCCCGGTGAAGGCGAAAGAGTGAGAAAACCTCCACCGGTGAAAGGAGGAATACGCCTGTTGACATGTACGCGAGTAAAAATGACAAAACCTCGCGTGCAAGCTATTCCTTTAAGGGAAGTTGCAAAACTTCCTACGTACATTATAAGCCTTGTCAAGTGGTGAAATCAAATAAATAGACCAAGCGAACACAATATATTGTGTTTTTAATCAAAAAGGCCTCTTGACAGGCTCAATTTTACTGATTCCGTTGTAAAGTTCATCGGCAAGCTGTGCCAGACTATCTGGTGCGTCATCGTGCGGAACTTTGCCAAGCTGTGTAAACATCGTGACCTGTTCCATGAACGCCTTGTACTCTTTCGACTGGTGCTTCTCGTCAAGGAAATAGAACCGTTTGATGTCTGGCGCATACTGGATGATTCTGGACAGCTTGCTTTGGCCACTAGGCGCACGTTGGCTACGGACAGAGCAGTGATAGCCCTGCTGCCGGAGCTGGCTGTCCACCACGTCACAGTATTCATCACCGCCGTTGTTGGCTTCGCCGCGCACCACGTTGATTTTATGCTGGATAATTTTTCCCACGACTTCCGGTCTGGTCACGGTCTTATCGCCGTTATTGAACACAAGGTCAGGAATGAACACAGCATCCCCATACACATAAGCGATAGGGCAAGCCGTGAAGTCGCCGCCACCCCATGCAATGTCCATGACCATAAGCTTGCGATCAGGCTCACCATCAGGCAGAACGCCGTTGAAATATCGCAGCTCATCGGCAGGAAACAGCAGACCTTCACGCACATAGGGCTTGCCCATGTATTTTGCCCACCATGTTGCATCATCAATGCTGGCTTTCATGTCGGCATAGTAGGCATCATCAAAACCCACGCCGTAGTCATAATTGAAGTTGCTGTGTCCGTTCTCATCCACCGCAGGAATCACCCTGAATCGGTACTTTGGGTTGTCTGCATACTGGTTCTGGATGCGTCCAAGAGGGTCAAGCACGTTCCAGCGCGTGCCGACCATCAGTTCTAATGCGCCTTGCTTTTTACGGTCTTTCAACTGGTTCAGGTAGGCATCGTACTTGTTGTTCAGACGCTCAACGTTCAGACTTTCCTCCAAGTCTTCAATCAGGTCATCGCTGTACAAAACGCCGCCCTCGCCGATTTCAACAGCACCAGTCAGCGTACCGCCGATGGAACGACAAGTCAGGGTGGGAAAGCGCTTCTTTCGGTTCAGGTCAACGCTTTCATCTTTTGCGCTCTTGTCCACAAGCTGAACGTCAGGGAAGATTTTGCCCCAGTTGTAGGTCACAGGGTCAGTGATGATGGACAGCACTTCGCCGTAGAAGCCATTTGTCAGCTTGTCAGAGTGCCCGCTCATAACCGATGCAACGTCAGGGCGATTGCCCATCAGCCATGTGATGAAAAAGATGCACAGGGTACTGTTATGGGTAGGAATCAGGCGTTTTCCAGCGCAGTACACGCCACCTTCGACCTGAATGCAGTTGCCCTGCTTCGGCTTGATGCGTTCAAACCCGCAAAACGCCACACGGCGAGGTTTGGAAAACTCTTTTAACTGCTTGCGAGAAACAACGCAAGGGATAGGGCAGGTAGGATTAAAAGAGATGGAATAGACTGTCAGATTGCCTTTAATGCCGCTAGATGATACACGAGGAGGATATTCAACCACGCTACATCTCCATCCAAAGGTAGAAACCAGCGTGACAAAATCATCTCTCATTTGCGGCTCTGTGGTAGAAAAAGCGTACCGATGCTCTTTTGCCCGTAACGTACCGTCTGTATCGAGCAGACCTGCAAGCAATTCCATACGCTGTGCAATGCTGGCTGTGAAGTATTTTTCTGGAATGTGCTTCACGCAGCGGCGGTGGCTATGGCACATATCGCCTTTTTGAAGTGCCTGTCGCAAACCAGAGAATCCGTAATATTCAACACCAGTACCCTTGTGAACCGTGTGCCAGCTAACAGGGTAGCCATCGTTAATGACACGCTCAACAATTACCCGATCACAAGGCGGTTCGCAAATATCCGGGTGCTGATTGCGACCATCACCAAGCCAAGCACCCAACGTATACGGCTCAACGGGCAGTTTTTTATACTCTCCCTCAACAAAATTTTTGAACGGAACCTGATAGCAGAATCTTATGCCATCTTTTGTATCGGTAACATAATCCTCCATCATTCTCTTAGTTTCGACCACATCAAATCCGTTCTTATGGCGGTTAAAGACAGGCCACTCGTGGTTTTCGTGGCAGTCAATGTATGTGCCGTCAGAGAAATGGCAACGCACATCAAGCTGGCACTTAGGCGAAACGGCCAGCACCTTTACAAACTGACCTTTCGGGCTGATGGCTTCATCGCCGACCCGCAAATCGCCGTGATTCTTCCAGCCGTTTCGTGTAAGAATTGGCGTATCATCACTCAAAGCCTTGCCTACGCGAGCAGGTAGACTAACTCCCAAGAAGTCAATCCGCTTATAAAACAAGTCCTCTAGGTCATCTGCAAGCACTTTCAGAACCCTGCGTCTCGGCTGATAGAACTTCTTTTCCGGCGCACGGTTCCATTCAAGGTAGATGCAATAGCTGTCGAATACATCTTTTGCTTCAAACAGGTACGTCCGGCTGATAATGTCATAGACTTTCGCCACGTCCTCGCCCGTTTTCATCTTGCCCATCATGGCTGCGCAGATAGAGCGCAGCTCACCAGAGTATTTGTAGGCATCAAACCGCTTATTCTGCGGCAGGGCATCTCTCAGGTTCACCACCGCCTGAAACCAGTCCTCATAGACCTGCGCTTCGGTCGGATTCTGCTTTGCATACGCTTTGATGCTGTCAATGATAGCGATACACTGCTTTGGCTGCATAAAAAAATAGGCACCCCCTACCTGAAAATGTAAAGAGTGCCTACAACTGCACAAAAATCAAATATTCGGTTTTATTCTAGGTTGCGAACAACGTCAACTGAAAACGCCAGCTAACACAATGCTAATCAGCCCTGCAACAACGCTTGTCAGAACGCCGCAAGCAAAGCCTATCCCACGTTCTTTCCACTGTTCAATCTTTTCCAGCTTGTGGATTTTCTTATAGTTCCTTGCACGTTCCAGAAGCCAGAATGCCGTGTGCTGCGTGTCGCCCCAGCGTATCAGCCCATCGTTGGCAAGGGATTCAAGAACGAACTGTGCCGTAAAGTCCAGTTTATCTTGCAAGACTTTTACGGAATAAAAACCATTCGGAAGGTCTGGTTCATAGGTGTTCAGCGTGTCGATCAGGCGCTTCATGTTGTCACTGAGTATCACAGAACGCACCTCGCAACCACAACTACAATGAAGAACCCGGTAAGCAGTCCAACGACCGCTCCTGCAAGCCAATCATACGAGTTTCTGTTGTTCCACTTATCCATAGGCTCTTGCTCCTTTCACCTGTTCTGTTCAGTAATCCGATACCATGTCTGGCGGGTCACGCCAAGCTGTTTGGCAGCGTCCGTGACCGTCAAAAGATTTTGCGAAACCTTTTCGTAAAGTTCCTTATACAAAGAAAAATTATAAGATGTGGGTTTTCTACCCTTATATTTTCCAGCGGCTTTCGCCTTTGCGATTCCATCAAGAAATCTTCTCTTATATTCGGTTTTATCTTCTTCTGCGTCAATAATCGGGTAACCCTTTTCCTTCAGCTTATATTTTGTCGAAATCTCCATTGCTCTTGCAACATCTCTAGGCAATTCATCAGAGATTTTGAGAGTGACGCATTCGTACTTATCTAAAAACTGTTTGAACGCCTCGCTCCTCTTGTTAATGTCTTTGTATCTTCCTTTTCTGCCCATGCCAACATAAAATGGCGTGAGTTCTTTGCGTTCAATGAAAAACCAGATATACACGCAATAATGCTTTTCATCTTCTGACAAATTTTCCATTTGCTTTTCAAAGTCCATATTTTCTCCTTTGTTATTGCGGACTTCCCGAAGAAATGGTATAATGCTTCTGCTACCATTTCTTTCTGTTTTGAGAATGGTGGTGGTCACTTTGGCGGTAGTTCTGTGGTGGGGCTACCGCCTTTTCTATTAAAAACTGCAATCGCAATTTTTACAAAATAGGTTCCTGCTTTCCTTTTACCCATTCATCACTTTTACCGTAACGGTAATAGCCCTCATAGGTCTTTCTGTTTCCAAGAATGGATTGAATTGTGCTAGAGGTAAACGGCTTTCCGTTTCTTCCGCAGTAGCCTTCTTCATTCAATCTGTCTGCTACGCCACGAATTGTATTGCCAGCATCACGCAATTCAAAAGCACGCCGAACGATTATTGCTTCATCTTCTTTAATTGAAAGTTCACCGTCCTTAACTTCGTATCCCATCGGAGCCTTTCCACCGCTATAGCCGCCGCTTGCAGCCTTAATGGCTCTGCCGCTAGAAGTCCTTTTCGTGATGTTCTCACGCTCCATTTGAGCACAGCAAAGGGTAAACGCTTCAAGCATTGTAGAAAAAACTCCCATTTTCCCAAAATCTTCCGCAACGCTAATAAGAGAAATCTCTTTTTTGAGCAGAAGCATCTTGTAATAATAATAAACGTTGATGTCTCTTGCAACTCGATCGCTTTTTGCAACAACAACCGCTTCATACGGAGGATTAGAAACATCGCCATACACGATACTGTCAAATCCCGGCCTTTCCTTTGCACCGGATTCACCAGCATCAGTAAACCACTTGATGATATTCATATCATTCTTGCGGCAGTATTCTTCGATTTGCTCTTTCTGGGCTTCCATTCCGAATTTATCTTCGCCACATTGCCCATCTGTGGAAACTCTGACATACGCAGCCACATTTTTCATTTTTACCAGCTCTCTTTCTTGACCCCATTATACATCATGTACGTTTAATCGTCAAGAGAAAGTTTGCGTATTTTTGAATTTTTACTATCAATAGGGTGGTCAAACGGCTGTAAACTTTTTCGTTGCTTTACAAACTGTATACTTGAATAGTAGCCTTACGAATTATCGAAAAATATCTTTTGAGTTACTATCACTAGGGTAAACTAATCCGTTTACGGGAGCACTATCAAATAACGTAAATTTACGTTATAATGAGTAAAAATCAGAAATATCTGATGCAGATTATACAAATTGGGCAGTTGACAACTATATACCAAGCGTCTATAATCTAAGACAGCAGAACACACGATGAATCAACCAACAACGGTAGATTTATCCTTTGTGGCATAAAAAATAGGCCGTCAGCCCCACCGACCAAAGTAGTACTGACGACCTATTCCACCACAAAACAGAAGCTGCGCAACCAAGGACGCAGTCTCGGTTTCTGTCAATTATTATAGCAGAAGCAGACCGCTTCTGCAATAGAAAGGAGCAAAAAACATGAACTTTCCAACAACAACCGAAGAATTTCTGAAAGCCTTCGCGCACGGCAAAGAGCCGACCAACGAGGACAGGGAGTACGCAGAAGCGCTGGGTAAGCTGTCCGAACTGAACTATCGGGCAGGGTACGAAGCGGGAGCAGCCAAAAATAAGGGCTAAGTTTTGTGCAAAACGTAGAAAGTGGTTTGTCAAGATGAACGAACACTAAATGTAGTGTTTCGTAGGTCTATTTCCGCTTGACTTTACTACATTTTGCGATTACACTTAATGCACCTCAAAGAAAGGAGATAAGAACATGGCAAGAAGCCCCTACATCGAAGCATACCGCCATCAGGTAGCCGTTGGTTTCACTGATCGTCAGTATGAACTGCTGGTGGAGCACTGCAAGAAGTGCCGCGTATCGCTGTCACAGGCCGTCCGCGATGCCTACCTTGAGAAGTACCCCATGCCAGATGAAAACGAAAAATGATACGCTCGCTTGGGTCGGCAAACTTTAGCGAACGTATCATGTAAACCCTGAGAGAAGCATTCTCTCGCCGTTATTATAGCAGAAAATCGCTTCTCTCACAAGTGAAAAGGAGCTTTTTAATGCAACTTTCTTTGTCTGAGAACATCAAAATCTTCAACAACGCCGAGTTTGGCGAAATCCGTGTCATGCTCATTGACGATGACCCTTGGTTTGTTGGCAAGGACATTGCCGCAGCACTTGGGTACGGTGAAGGCAAATCTCTTGCCAACGCCGTTGCAAACCACGTTGACGAAATCGACAAGGGGGTCACCGAAATGATGACCCCCGGTGGGATGCAGAAAATGGTCATCATCAACGAATCTGGCCTGTACAGTCTGATTTTCAGCAGCAAACTGGAAAGCGCACAGCGGTTTAAGCACTGGGTCACTCACGATGTCTTGCCATCAATCCGCAAGCATGGGATGTACATGACCGACAACCTGTTGGAGACGGCTATTGCCAACCCGGACTTCGTGATCGGTCTGATTCAGAACATGAAGGCCGAAAAGGAAAAGAGCGCAACATTGCAGATGCAGAACAAGCAGCTCTGCGAGAAGAACGAGGAGATGCAACCTAAAGCGGACTACTTCGATGACCTTGTGGCGTGGAACGTGTCTACCAACTTCCGTTCTACCGCAAAGGAACTGCGCATCCCTGAACGCCTGTTCATCAAGATGCTCATTTCTGACGGGTACATCTACCGCGACAAGAACAAGGGCATCCTGCCGAAAGCGGGCAAGGGTGACGGTCTCTTTGCCGTCAAGGAATACTGCAACCAGAAGAACAAGCACGGTGGCGTACAGACCAGAGTAACGCCGAAAGGCCGTGAGACGTTCCGTCTGCTCTATGCAAGCATCCGCAGAAATGGATAATTGAGGTTTTGCTCAAAAATGAGCAAAACTCATACGGAGCACATTTTTGTTCTCCGTGAAATAGTCCAATAAGAAAAGCCAGCGGTTAGAGAGTATCTAGCCGCTGGCTTTTTCATTTTGATTAACCCGCTGCGAACGAAGCGGAAAGCATAAATTCAAGGTAAGCGAAGATAATAAGCATGACAACTATAAGCACAACTTTGCCAGCACTTATATATTTTCTGTTTTTGCCGCCACATTCAGGGCAGGTTTTAGCCGTTTTAGAAATCATGTGACCGCAGTGTTCGCAAGGAATCAAATCGCTTTTAGGCGTTTTGTTTTCCATTATGTTCTCCTTATTCATCCACAAGGTCTGCGTACTTGACTTCGATGCGGGGCAGTTCATCGGTAGTGCTGGTCAATGCTCTGGTGATTTTTTCAAGTCCGGTGAACTCACCATAGACGGTGATAATATCATCTTCCAGAATCTTTACAGCATCGCCGCCACGCTTGTCCAGCATATAATACTCGTCATCGGCATAGAATCCGTATCCGCTGTTGTCAGTGTAGGTTCTCCATGCTTTTTCGCTGCCGGAGAAGTTTGCATCAATAATCTGCGAGACCTTTACCTTGACTACAATCTTAGTTCCTTCATACTTTTCAGGATAACGGCACAGCTCCTTATAGTCCACAGTCTGGCACTCTGCCTTGTAATCGTCCTCGCTGATTTCAGGCGCAACAGATGCAACGGAAGAAGCGGTCGATGCACTTGCCTTGCTAGACGTAGCGTCCTTGTAGCCCTCTTCAAAGCCCTTCTTGCCGCTATCGCTAGAGCCACCAATAGCAGACAAGACAATCAAAACAACGATGGCGATAAACCACCAGCGCTTGTAGATGGGTGGTTTGTTCTTACCGCCACACTGAGGGCAGACCTTTGCACTTGCGGCAATCTCTGCGCCACAGTGCTTGCACGTTGTCATTTTACTTTTAGCCATTGTAGATTCCTCCCTTTCAAGGCTTGTAAGGCAAGTATAGCACAGAACGCAGACCCTTTGTAGGGGTCTTTTTTGTTTTTGCGGGAAATTTTGAGATTGGAAATGGGGGGTGGGGTGTTTTGCGCAGAAAAGAGGGGGTGGGTAGGCAGGGAAAACGCCTTTTTTATTTTGAAGATTTTTCGCGCTACTCACCGGGCGGGGCTGGGTGGCGGCTATATACCCCGCCGGTGTACTCCTGCCCACTCCAGCGCACCCGGACGGCCTGCACATCACAGGTAGCGGCGTGGGGGCTGGAGGGCGCGGAGCGTACAACGCCTGTATGTTGCACACGCAACGTTTTTATGCGCTTGTACGTTTAATCTTGAATATACTATTGACTTGTACGTTTAATCATGTATAATAGTAAATGTACAGAGGATGTACACCACCACACCACCACAAAACAGGAGGACAAAAACCATGAAAAAGACCATCGATTATACTGCACTTGCGGATACCATCCGCGCCGAACTCAACGCCCGCCACGACCGCAGCGCATGGGACAAGGCCGTCACGCTGTACGCTCTTGACTTGCTGGACGATGTGCAGGAGGGCGCGGACAACATGGAGCGCTTGCCCCTTGACGGCGCAGAGCTTGAGCGGTGGGCGCTCAACGGTGCAAGCTGCTGGGAGCAGTACAGCAACGGCGGTTGCTCTCTCTGCTATAACGCTGATATTGCCGCCCGCGTCTGCACCCCGTCCGAACTCAAGCGCACCGACGGCGGCATGAACAACCCCAACAGCCGGGAAACGTGGTTAGACGTGCAAGCCCGCGCACTGTATCAGGCTTGCAACCGTATTCGCAAAATCTGCCGCACCAACGGCCTGTATTATAAGGAGGTCTAAAAATGATTACTCTTGACTTTGCCCAGTGGGCCGCCCTCTGGTATGTGGGCGGCATGGTCAGCGGTGCGCTGGTTATGCTGGCATTCCTTAATAGCTAAGGGGGGGGTGGGCAAATAATGACAATCGATATTTACAAGCCGGAGCTTGCGGCAGAGTATCGCGGCAGCGTAAAAGCCGCTATTAACGCCGGTGCTTATAGTATATGGAACGCGGAACGCATTACAGGCGCTTTTAATTTTGGGCACGGTACACAGGCCGATTTTGAGCGACACAAAAAAGCAAATTCCGCCTTGCATCTTTTTATGGAGGTATAAAAAAATGACGTTGTTTGAAGAAAAGGTGAACGAATACCGCGAAAACAAGCGGCTTTTGGAAGAGCTTGAAGCAATGAACGAAAGCATTAAAGCTGATATTATCTGCATGATGCGGGGCGCGCCGGAAATGGCGCAAGGCACCGCAAAAGCCATTTACAAGGATGTGCAGAGCGTCCGGCTTGATAGCAAGCTTTTACAGGCAGTGCACCCTGACATTTATGCCGAGTGCAGCAAGCGCACCACATACAAACGTTTTAGCGTGGTATGAGGGGGGTGCAACAAGTGATATTATCCTGTATCCTGTTCATTTTTTGGTTTTTCTCTGCGCTGTTTAAGGCGTCTAAGTAATGCCGCCCGGATACTTTAGCGGGGCTGCACCGTAAAGCAACCCCGCCCCAGCCCAAAAGGGCAAAAATATTTTTGCAAGTCCATCTAATGGGGCTTGCAGTGTGGTATAATCTAATCACAGTTAAGGCCGTGTAACGGCAGGAGGTTTTTTATGTCTCGTATCATCATCAATGACCCCGATAACACGCTGACCGCAAAAGAGCGCGCAGAGATCGCAAAGTGGGAGCGGGCAAAAGAGGCCAGCGGCTGGCGCGCGTACCCGTCCACCTGCTCCGCAATCTTTGCCCGTATCCCTACTGAGTGGATAGACAAATACACCGCTCAGCAGCTTGGTGAGATTGCCGCCTTGCTCAAATCCGCATATGACGACGGTGTGCAGTATGGCCGCAATCATGCAGAGTAATACGCGGCCCTTCACCCGGTCAGCAATGGCCGGGTATTTTTTTGTCCATCTCCTTGACAATCTATGATATACACATTATTATAATAGCGTCAACTGCAATAGATGGTTTGCAGCTGGCCGGGCCGCCTATCTGACCCGGCGCGGATAGAAATATTTAATTGATGTCGGATATGTCCCCCATCAAAAGGCCTCGCTTCGGCGGGGTCTTTCTTTTTGCCCTGCCGCAATACAGCCCAATACAAGCGGCTATAATACCACCTGCGACACGCTGGAGCGTATCACAGCGCCGCAACACCTCCAGCGCATACCAGATACCAGACGCCGCACCGGGACGCTATACAGGTCAGCGCAGCCGACCTATTATAATAATGTATATAAGGGCGCGTCCCTGTTATGGATCCACGCCAGACGGTGCAGCATACCGCAAACCATGCCAGCCCGGCGGCTTGCAGTCTGGCACCCTCCACCCGGCGGGGAAGTCCAGCGGCGGGGGCGCGGCGGGCGACGCGGAACCATTGGCGGCTTGCGCCGCATCTCTTTTCGGGCTTTCGCCCGATAGCTAATAGAGGTCAGCAATAGTCGTAGCGTTCCGGCTGGAATAGTCGCAACAGGTTCTGGAATAGTCGTAGCATTTTCTCGCGAAGCATCGTCAAATAGTCGTGTATTTTTTGTGTGAAATAGTCGTTCGCCTTTTAGGAAAAGAGAGGTGCGATAGTCGCTAAGCCATCCGACAACTCACAAAATCAATACATGTCAAGACACCTATCAATTTTATTCCTGCTTAGTCATAACAAATTCGTATACCAACCGGACTTATTATAATATACACTTATATATCCTAGTAACTATCTAGGGATTATTCTGCTGAAATAGTCGTGTCATCCGATTCTGTCTGCTCCCGCTCGATTTAATTCCCAGTAATATGCTATGGTATTATAATCAATTCATAGCGTCATGCTAGGAATAGTGTATGCAACATTTCTACATATTCAACCGGCTACAAAATGAAGTCAATTCTCCATGTCTGGAATAGTCGCAGACCATCCACCATCAAGAACCTCACGCCAGTTCTCGCCTATGGTCTGCCCTGCTGTCTAACGGTATAGCTTTGGAGATAGAGGGTTGTAGGGGGAAAGAACCTTTGCAAGACATTTGGTTGTCGTTTCAAGTTGTCGCAGTTGTCGCACCATTTTGGCGTGGGGACATGAAATAGCTTGTCTATTTCATGGAAGGGAGATAGAGAGATAGATAGATAATAATAGGGGGTTGTAGGGGGGAAGAAGAAGGAAGGAAGAGAGGAAGATTGGTATGCAAACGCATCATGTGAATCCATTCGCATTCAAACGCATCTCGCTGACAGTCGCTCTCAAACGCTACCCAATCAAGACGGCTCCTGTTCAAAAACCAACTTTGCCGTTTTCTCCCGATAAATAACAGGCAAAAAAAGCACGGAATAGTCGCAGAGGGTAGTTTTACCACCCGATAACATTCCATGCTTTCCGATACGTTTGTTGATTGGGGATTTTAGCGGAGATTAGATTCTGCCACCTGCTTGCATCTTGCGCATACGTTCTGCGGCAGCTTCCTTCTGCTCGTCCGTCATAATCCTGCTGGTCGCAAACCGCACAAGCCGCTTAGGCATCTTATACCACTTGCCGTCCTTGTCCTGCTTGACCAGCTTGTACGATGCAGGCTCGCGCTCACACAGCTTGTCCAACTTACGCATATACACCGGGTCAGCGGTATAAACCGATGCAGTATCTTCCGCTGCATTGAAGTTGACGATGGTCTCCTGTTCCGGTCGAGTGATGTTCATAGTCGTTTTCCTCCGTTTGTTGATTGATGAAAAATATTTATTGGGTTCAGACGGTAACTTTATCGCCTAGACCCTGTTATCTGTTTTTCTTGCCTATTCTACCGTGACGATACGAGCGCAGAAGCGATTCTATTCTTTCGTTTCAATAGTCGGCGCATTATCGATAGCAACCATTACGTTTTCTAGTACATCAAACATCAATGCATTGAACGTATAATCTGTTTCATCCACGCTAACATATTTCATCTGCTCATCGGAAAAGTATCGTTTTAGTGCGTTAGCATCAATAGGTCGAATGTTCATTTTGTCTCCTTCCGTTACATCCACACGCATTCTTTGAACTGCTGTGTTTCCATCTGGAACGTGATGTCCAGTGACCCAACGTTGCCTTCTTTGTTCTTCTCAAGCGCAAAGTGATAATGCTGCTCTGGCCGCTTTTTCGTAGTCACGTTCTGTGCCAGCAGGATGATTGCATCTGCGTCCTGCTCGATTTGCCCGGATTCTCGCAGGTCTGCGGCGGTCGGTGGGATACCTGCCCTTGCGGTCTCTCGATTGAGCTGTGCAAGTGCCACCACTAGTGTTCCCGTGGACTGTGCGAACTCATGCAGTGCCATGCTGATCTCCGTGACGGCACTGTATCGGTCTTTTGCTCCGGCTTGATGGATAAGCTGCAAATAGTCGATGAAAACCACTTTGGCTTGCATCCTGATGGACTGCGTTCTAATCCACCCAACACTCTTACCAGCGGCAGAACGGACGAACAGCGGATATTTCTTGATGGCTGCCAGCCGGTCAAGATCGTCGATGCTGACAGTCTTGTTTTTGACCGTGTGTAGCGGTACGCCTAGCTGGTTTGCTATGATACGAGCATAGAGCGTGTCCGGGTCGGTTTCTAGGCTGAAATACGCCACCTTACGTCCGTTCTTTGCTATTTCACAGGCAAGTTGCAAGGACAGAGCAGTCTTACCGGCAGACGGTCTGCCGCCGATCACAACGAAGTTTCCCGGCACAAGATGCAAGTTGTTATCCAGCACTCTAAGCCCTGTGCTGATATACTCCGGCTTATCATCCAGCTTGCGGATGTAGTTGTCTATGCCATCACACATCGGGATGAAATCGCTTCTCTCGTTGTGTAGGTTGATAGCTTCGCCTAGCTGCTCATAGATGCCTGTCAGGTCTGCGTATCTGGTCGAACTATCAACGATTTTGAACGCAAGCTCTCTGGCTCTGGACAATGCTGCTTGTTCCTTAACGATTCTAGCCCATCCAAGCATCATGTCGTGGGTGACGTTGCGGATGAACTCTGCGCCAAAGGCATCCAGGCATTCACCCATTGCTTTCTTGCAGTTATCGTATCGCCCCATGACTTCTACCGGGTTCCACTTGTCGTTGTGTTCCCAATAGCCACGAATGGTAGCGAATGTATCACGCAGTTCAGGGCAGAAATCGTCGATTTTAAGGCCTTGCAGCACATCGGCGTATTCCGAGAACGTGAGGACTGCCCCAAGCAGGATGTATTGGGTCTGATTTTCAATATTCACCGCAGAAAGTCTCCCTCGTCAGGCAATTCAGCCATCGTCTGCTGATAGCCGCCGTTCCAGTCCTTCACGTTACGCATCCAGTTCCGTGCAGCAGCTTTCCAGTCCTTCATAGGCGACTTGCCGACCTTCCAACCATTTGCCGTAAAGTGGTCAACAAACCGCTCTGCTTCTGATTCCATGTAGCCCTTCTCGGAAAAGTATTCTTTGGCTTGTTCGATAGTCGGAGCTTTGAAGCGTTTGACTTCGTTGGTATTTTTCTTTTCACATTTTTCTTTTTTATCAGATTCAGATACAGAATCAGATACAGATAAGCTACCATTCGTATCAGTTGGTATGTTTGGTATACCATTTATACCATTCGTATCTTGTGATACCATTGGTATGCTTTCGTATTTTTTATCGTTCCAACGCTTATTTATATTTTTCTTGTTTGCTTCTCGTCTACGCTTATCACGTTCTTCCATCTTCTGCACGTTCATATCATCAAACGCCTTAACAACTTTCCAGAGCATCCGCATAGCACGGTCGTTGTCGTATGATGGCTCAAGTCCAGTCTCAACATACTGTGCATAGTTGCGGATGAATGCTCCAAATTCCTCGTCTGTCAGCTCGTCCATCGCATGAACGTGTTCCAGCAGCAGAATCATGGAGGTTCGTTTTTTGCACTTTTCGTCCATGCTTATGTTCTCTTTCTCCTTCTCTTAATTTTCTCGCCCGGAATCATGTAGCGAATGTTCGTACACATACTCCGATGCCAAGCCATCATCTTATCATGGTCTTTCCTGTTGTTCGGTGCTGCACGAAAGAATGCCGCTGGGATAAGTACATAAAGCTTATTGCTCATTTTTCGCCTATAAATCTGTTTCAAATGCTTCTTTGACAGGTTTTTTCATTTTCTGAATCCCTCTCTTGTTCTCGTAATTCTCTTATGCGCCTTGACAGGCCTTGCGCCTTTGCCGTAAGCTGGGCGGATATGTTTTGCCTTGATGTACCCGCAAGGCGGCTTCGGTCCAAAGTCGAAAAGGCTCAAGTCTATAACAATGATGCCAAACTTCTTGTTCGTCATGTTTACTGCTCCTTACGCATACCATTTCGGTGCTTCGTTAAAAATTCGCACACCTTCTGTAAATCCAAGCTTTTCTAAGGTTTCACACATGATGCCGTCCATCATGCTGTGAACGATTTCTTCATCATCACCATACTTTTTGTATGCTCCCTGCATTTCTGTCGTGAATGCGTCAATCATATTTTGCGTAACAACGATATTGTTCTCCATAAGCCCTCCTACGCCATCGGAAACGCCATCCAATGTGTTACAGTCACATCTTTCGGCAGTCTCTCGCCTATCTCATCCCAGAACTGACCGTCTGCGTAACAGCCAAGAAAATATGCTGCCGTCGAGATTCCTTGCAACATTTTTCCATCTTTATCGTGCCACGTTATCTTAGTCGCAAGCAACAAAGGTTCCGTTCGTTCTTTCGGCACTTCGCTTGCCGGGTGCCACATCGTGTTATTCATTCAATCACCATCCCACACGCCGTCTGGCCGCATTTTTGCAAATTCAAGCAGCCAATACAGCGCACGCTTTGCATTGCCTTCTGTCGCGTGCCAATAGTCGTCATCGTCCGTATCATCACCCAAAGCGGCAATAGCCTTTTCCAGCATCGGGATGCTTTCAGCTCCCGTCTTGCCGTAGATAGAACGAATTCCTTTTTTCCCGAGCACATCATTACGCCGATAGAACTTTCTATAATTCCATGTGACGTAGCACATCAGTTTTTCTGTTCCACCCACAATTCTCACGCCGCCTGCAATAAAATGTACGCTATCCGCTTTAAGCGTTTCATGCGTTACAGGGTCACAAAGTGAAATATCATAGCTCATTCTCTTTTTTCTCCCATTCCTTGCATCCACGTTCATCCCACACGAAGTCTGCAACGTGTTCCGACTGGTCGTTTACACACACGCCCTCCGGCTCTGCATACCATTTGCAAGAGCCACATGACGGCTCAGATTTGTTCTTGCAGGATTCTGCTGTGCATCTGATAGCCTTGCCAGCGGAGAACTGCTTGATGCCAATGCAAGAGCAATGTTCGGTGGTGCAGTAGAAGTTCATTTTTGCTCGTCCTCCTCGTAAATTTCGCAAAGTCCAGCGCAAATTCCGATTTTGCCATCACCGCATGAATGTGCATTTATATTGCTTGGCGAAATTTGACGAATTTTTCCGTTTCTGTAAATCCTGAATACAATATCAAGATTTGCATAATCCAAAAACTTTTTGCCATCCCAATACAAAAACTTTTCGCATCGTTTGCATTTATAAACAGTTATTTTTCTTGTTTCGTTGTCCATTTTTAGATTCACCTCCTGCATTGAACCGTCCGATCACTCGCTTATACTCCGCATAGCACTCCGGGCACAGGTCGCCCGTGTCCCTGCGCCACGCCCAGTCCTTGAAGTATTCGTCAGGGTTCATCATCCTGCCGCCCAGAACCGCTCCGCAGCGGTCGCACACTCGCTTGTGGTAGATTCCTCTGTCAGTTTGCATTAGCGCTCCTTTTCATCAAATTTCTTCTGCATCTTGGCTCTCAACGCTTCGATACGTTCTTTGTCGTCAGTGATAATCTCATACTTGTCGCCAGACCAGCCAAGCGGAACATCTTCCGTGTATTCGATATAGATTTTTTCCGGGTGCGTAGGTGGCTCATAAGGGAACGTCACGTTTTTGCGAAAGCGGCTACTTGTAAACCACGTAAGGCCACCGTTGTCGGAATAAGCGATTGCGTCAATGTCATGTACTTCAATCGTGTTACCTTGTGCATCAGTGGTCTTGAACACGCTTGAGCATCGTTTATTTTGGAAGCATCTTTTTTGCCCCATTTCGTCCGACACTTCTGTCCATTCATCATCTTCGCCAGTCAGCGGAGTAATCGGCTTGAAGTGCAAAAGTCGCTCCAGAATAGACATTGCATATCCAGCGGTAAACCCACTATGGCCTTGAATTGAAAAAAGTTCAATAATGTCAAGGATGTTCTTATTGATTGCATTCTGCAACCCATCTCCGTCTTTCGTAATACGTGCAAGTTCTGATTTTGCATATTCTACGGAACTGCTCATTTTATTTGTCCTCCCCAACATCCTTAAATAGGATTTCTTTGTCAGCTTTCCAGTCTTTGATTTTGCACGGAATGTCCGTGCCGGGTACGGTCTTTTTCAGCCCATCCATCTGCCAGACGTTCCATGAGATAATGTCTGCGATGCAGTCAAGAAAAATGGGCATGAAGCCAATTTCTAGCTTTTCAGCATCAAACCGATACCTGAAATTTTCGATCAGCGTCAGGAACAGGTTGTACCTTGCCAGTAAGAGATTGTCTCCCTGCCACTCATAGCCGTATGTCGATGCGTAGGCGTTGATTGCCCAGCACATCCACATATCGTAGTCATGGAACTGCTCTGCCAGAACATTTAGCTTCCTATCCAGCAGACCTATTCTGTCCGGCACAGCAATCATCTGCCCTGTCGTGGTGTCGTATCTGCTTGTGAGAAACGGCGCTTCTCCACAGGTGACTTCAAGGCAAGTCTTATTGATGTACTCCTTCCAGTCCTCGCCCTTCAGGTCGTTTTCTGCAACGTCTGTCATCTTCTTGCAAACCCAAGTCGGCGTGAACACCTCTGCTTTCTTGCTGGTGCGTTTCTTCTGGTCTGCCAGCCGTTTCTGCACACGAGGGACAAGTTGAACCTTGTCCAACTGTTCCAGCGTGATTTCATCTGCAAAGCCAACGCCAAGTTCAGGCAGTGGGTCTGTCGCCCAGATAATGTTCTTGCCTGTCGTGTGGTCTTGCAAGAGGACGGGCAGGAACGAGCGTAAGCATGGGTCGGAGAAGTCAATCAAAGTTTCCATTGGTCAGCCCTCACCATGATTGTGTTCTTCTCTTTCAGCCAGTCCTTGACGCAATGAAAGCAACGCTCACGGTTCTGGCAACGCTCCGGGTCACGACGTTTGATAAACTCGCAGATGCCAGGCGTAAAGTTTTCTGTAATATCTTCGTCCGTCATGGAACGGATAAAATCGCCGTTAGTCATGCTCGACCACCTCTTCTGCCACCTCTTTGTACTCTACGTCAATCTCCTTCGGCAAAGCCGTCTGGTACTTCTGGGCGAGCTGTTCTGCGCTCTGGGCATCGCCCAACGGCTGTTCAGGCGGCGCAACGGTGACTTCCACGTTGTCACGCATACCAAAGTAGTTCTTGGCTCGGAAAATCCACTCTGCCGGGTTCTCCTGACCGTACATACCGTTGTATGCCCACATGGACTGCATTTGCAGAATCAGTTTGAGGATGTATTTCTGCTGCAAGCTGTCATCACGGCGCTTGCCCGCCATAATCTGCTTCAGACTCACCCATTCGATGCCCAGCACCAGTGCAATCCATTCCACCACTGGGGAGATTCTGGCTTCGATGCAAGCGTCAAAGAAGAAGTCAAGGCGTTGCTGCACTTCAATCGGGTTGTTCATGTCCACGCTCGGAAGGTCGCCAAAATACTTGGCTGCAATCATGCCAATGACCTTCTTGTCCTCTTCATCACCGATTCTTGACTGCAAATCGCCTGTGTTCAGCATTTTAGACCTCGTGATTGCTAACTCCTGTTGTTCTTTCACCTTTTTACTCACCTGTGAGCGGATAGATTTCCGCTTGTTAAGCATCTGTTGTTTCTTCTTCTCTCGCTCTTTCTCACGCTTCGCAGCGGCTTCTTCTTTCGCCTTTTGCGCTCGCTTCTCACGCTTTTTCTTTTCAGCTTCAGTCAGCGGCGGTCTGCCACGACCACGCTTCGGGGGTGTTGCCATGTATCAGGCCTCCTTTGGAGCGGTCGGCAGTTTCTTCCACCATCCTGTGTATACGAACTCGTCATTGTAGTCGTCAACAAATTCGTTATCAGGTGCACCGGGTTCACGGTGCGCAATGGAAATCGAGCATCCATCCCAAATAAGAACAGACTGATAATCAATCGGCAAACCGTCTCTAATGCTAATCCAATCGTCCATACTCTCACCTCTTCATCTTCGTTTCGATGTTGTCCAGCTTCCGTGCAATCCACCAGACGGAACAGCAGTTGTCCAACTGCCGCCACCAAGCGCACTTTTCTTTCTCGCATACGCACCGACCAAGCGGATTGCTGGTCATCTTCATCGGGCAGTAAAATTCATTTTCCATTGGTTACTCTCTCTCAATATGTACCTTAGCCCTTTGAACGTTTTCTGAACCGACAAAACTTTTGAACGAACCGTTTTTCAAATTTACAGCGTTATAAACCAGCGTAGTAAAATTTCCGCTTGCTACCGTAGTTGAAACATTCTCTGTTTTCATGTAAAGTTCCGAATGATGATAAAACGCTTCCGCAACATCAATGTCGCTAAACGGCATTGGAATATCATTTATTGATTTAATTTCCATACTTACTTCCACCCCATCGCAACAGCCGTACAAGCAACCAGACACACGTTGACGAACGCCCAGACGAGCATTGCTTGCCGTTCCTCAAACAGGTTGTTCGACATGTCCTTGATTGTCCGTTCAGACTTAACTACTACCGCCAGCAAGACTAAGCAGACCAGCCAGCGGGTTACAAATTCAAACATTGTTATCCTCCATCAAATCGTACCGATGCTCTGAAAGCCTTGTAGCGTCCTGCAACCGTGCGATTGCAAGCTGTTCCTTGTCCATTAGCTCCACCTTTCCCTCAGCTCTTTTTCGACCTGTTCTGACTTTGCAGTGATGTAATCCGCAAACTCGTCAGGTGTCATGTCCTCGTTCTTGAACTGTCCAACCATCTCCCAGTACCTGTCACCAATGCGGATGATTTTCTGTACCTGTTCATCGGTTAGGTCTGCATCGCACCGAAGGTTCTGAATCAGTGCGCCCCATGTGGCGGCTATGCCATCCAAAGCCATGCGAAAGCCGTACAACTGGTTCTGTCGTGCGATTTTGCGGAGGTTGGTCGGCTTGACTTGTTTTCCGCGCAAGGGGCAGTTTCCGAATTTATTCATCTGACCACTCCTTGTTTGGGACAAGTTCAAACGTGACTTTTAGCGTTCTATTGCCACGAACTCCCCATGCTTTTTGAATTTTGTTCTTGTCGTCACGATCCATTTCTATAATGAAATGGTTCACGACCGCTTCGATTGCTCCGTCAGTCACATCCGATTTGTTTTTCCACATCTGCGAACCATCCTTTCGAGGTGGTGTTATTTTTCCGGCATAGATTTCCCCAAATATCCCACATCCAACATAATATTCAGCCATTTTTATTCTCCTTTCAGCCAGTCGTTCAGCTTTGCCATGCAAGAGGGGCAAAGAAACGGTTCATCATAGCAATCGCAACTCCAGTAGTCCCATGCGTCATGCACGTTCTTGTCAACCAGAATCACGGCATTGGGCTTATGCCTCCCCATCTCATCGGGCGGTTCAGGATTAAACACTTCTCCGCAGCGGTTACATTTCATGCTCATGTTCTTCCTCCAATCTCTTTAGCAGTGCGTCCACGTCATACCGCCAATGGACACGCAGCCTTTTTGCTTTTACCTCTATCCCCTCTTGTTCTGCCCACTGCCAAGGGATGCTCTTGCGGCTTTCGTTGTATCGGAACGCTAGAACCTTGCTGGCAGGGATTGCAAAGGTGCGGTTGACCGCCCGGTAATTGGCTATCACATGGGCGGTCTGACCGCTATACCCCATTGCATCCACCATGTCCGCGATGTGCTTTTCCTTGCGGTATTTGCACTTTGCCTTGTCGTACTTGCCGAACATCTTTTCAAGAGGGATGGAGGGCGTTTCAATGGTTTTCAGCTCAAACAGGTGGTTCATCGGGTAACGGTACACAAGGAAGTCGCAGATGTTGTCGATAGAAAAGGACAGGTTCTCGTTTCCGCCGTAGTAGGTGGCAGCACTGTCTTTCAGGCGGTAACACCACGCATCGGATGGGACGGATGCTTTGAAGTCCGCTTCAAACTGCTTGCCGGTGTTCATTCGTTGTCCTCGATTTTTTTGGCTTCTCTGATACGCAGCCGAGCAAGTTCGCTATTTGCATATCGCAGTTGCCAGCTACCAAACCAGCCTTTGTGAACAAGTTTTCCGGCGCAGTAAACAAACTCCTGATTCATCAAGTCATCAAGTGAAATGATGTAACCGCCCGGCTTATACTTTCTTTTATTCATCCTCGTTCGCCTCTAAATTTATGGAATATGAGTTGCTATGTCAGCGGGCTTTTCCATTTCCTTCATAATTCGCTTATGTTCTTCCACTGTCATGTTGTTCGGGTAGAATCGCTTGTCCACCAGTTCAAACGGTTGCATATAATGGTCAAGAACATCTCGTGCTTCTTTTCGTGCCTTTTCAGCACACATCTCGATATATTCTTCTTCGGTCATGTTGTAATCGGTGACACAATCGACCACCGAAGAAAACCGACATAGCAAACCGTTAGGCTGTCTTGCAATAAAAGCTCCCATTTATCGTTCACCTCTAAATTCACTTCCGAGAAACCGTTTCTTCCCTTTTTCCCGGTGCTTGTCCTCATAATCACGGTGGTACACGCTCTGGCTGTGGTTCAGCTCATAGACGAATGCCTTGCGTTCCTCGAAGTCTTTCTTCTCTGCCTTGTACTTCTCGCAGATGTCATGGCAGGCTTGGTGGCGTGATGTGCAGTCTTTGCAACAAGTAATCATTCTTCACCGAATCTCCTTTTTGTCACAGCCATCGGGAACTCTTCGATTTCGCTTGCCCACCGTGCAGTACCCTCGCCGTATGCTCTTTGCCAGACCAGAGGAAAACCGCCCAGACCATCGAACAGGCTACCCAGAGTGGGCTTTTCTTTCAGGTAGGGGCGCATCTTCTGCACCAGCCAAAACCACTGCGGCAGGGCTATGGAGTTGCCCAGAGCCTTGTACCGTGGGCTGTCAGCGTATTTGTGCTTCTTGCCCTTGCTATCCGTCCAATCACCAATGTCGGTGTATCCGGCAGGAAATCCTTGTAGCCGTTCGCATTCAACAGGCGTCAGACGGCGAACAATCCAACGGATGGCTTTCTCTGCAACTAATGGCCCGGAATGCGACCCATCGTTCTTACAGGTAAGCGATGCTGTTTTTTCTCCTGTAACAGCTCCGTTATACCCATCGACCGCAATAGAGATTTTCTCTACGACTAGGCTTTCGCTGCCATTGCCGATGTTTCCCGCTTTTGCTTTCAAGGTTGAGCATTTGCCGCTTTCTTTGTAGCTGCTGAACGACTGTTCGTTGAAGGTCTTTCGTTCGATAGCGATAGCCGTGTAATCTGTGATTCTGTTTTCGTGGTCGCCTGTAATGGTCGGTACGATTTTTCCATCGCCGTTTCCACGAGCATCATAAACAACAGGCTGAAACAACGTCTGGTCTTGCAACGTAGAAATCGTTCCGCTCAATTCAGTTTGAACCAGAGCGCCTTTACCGCCACCCTCACATCCAGAACGGATTTTTAGAGTGTAGGCTGCGGGTTCTGTGCATCGAGTCGAAGTCTCTCGATGGTCTGATTCCAATACTCGTCCAGTTCCTTTTCCTCCAGACCTTCCTGTTCCTTCACTTTCTGCATCACCTGTGATAGAGTTCCCGGATTCCACCATTCGATCATATCCAGCAACGCTTGCTTCAGGAGTTCGGGCAAAGGTTTTCCACGCCGGGATGCTCTCACAAGGATTCCCTGACACGCCCGTGCGCTCAAATAGTATTTCTGCGGCACGTTGTCCTCTAAAATCTGCGACAAGCGCGATACGTTTTCTACGTTGGGGAACTCCCCAATATTGAGCGTCAAGCTGTCGCCAAGCCAGAGACCATCCGTTTCCAGCGATTGCTCCGGCTTTGCTCCATCTGCCCCCCCTACCCGAAGGTCGAGGAATTGAAACGTCTGGTTGTTCCACGCGGGCAAGTTCTTCCAGCACGGCTCTGAAATCTTCTCCTCCATTGGAACTGAATGCTCCGGGCACGTTTTCCCAAACAGCGAAAGTTGGATACATTCCATTGGTGGCCGTCCTCATTTCCTTAATGATTCTTGCGGCATCCAAAAACAGCACGGAACGGTCGTCGTCAAATCCAAGCCTTTTCCCCGCCATAGACAAGCCCTGGCAAGGACTGCCGAACGTGATGCAATCCACCGGCTCTATCTTGTCGCCGTGAATCTTTGTGATGTCTCCCAAGTGTTTCATCTTTTCAAACGCCCGTCCAGCCAGATAGCGCAGCTCTTATATAAGGTAGGCGGTCACGGATTACAGGTCAGAAGGGAAGGCTTCCGTCCTCTTCAATCACGGAAAAGTCATCGTTCCCGCCCTGCGAGTAGCCGGAGCCAGACCCGCCAGCCAGCGTTTTCTTCGGCCTGACCTCATAGTCGCCGGAACGAATCTTGTCCACGCTGGTGAAGCGGTCAACGACCAGTTTCGTCTTGATGTTACCATCGTTGCCCATGTACTCCTCCTCACGGAGAACCACGCCGACCAGCTTACCACGCAGGGTCTTTTCATCGTTGTTGAACTTGTAGCCGGGGTTGGACTGCTCCACAGCGGTGATAAAGCCCTTGAAGAACGGCAGCGCCTTTTCTTTGTAGCTCTTGATGGTCTTGCCGCCCCATGCCCATTCGCCCGGATTCAGCTTGCCGCGCTCGATAAGGGAAGCGGTCTGCTCACGCCAGTAGCCCTTGTACTCGCCCTCTGCGACTTCCCACTCGATGTTCAGACGCCGCTTTGCGGGTTCGTCCGTTGCCTTGCAAATACCGGCAACATAGCCGCCAACAGGCAGGTTGCGGCGTTCGGTGGCTTCCTGTACGTCATTCCAGTTGATGTTCTTCATCTGTTACTCTCCTTTGCTTTCTAAAAGATATTCGATAGGAACGCCCAATACTTTAGCGACCAAATAAACGGAACCATAGGTGGGCGCCTTACCTCTACGGAGGGCGGTTATAATGGAACGGGGAAGGCCTGCTCTGTCTGCAAGCTCTTGTGTTTTAATGCCCTGCCGTGACATCTCTGCAATTAGTTCGATACGGTCAATATTCATAGTATTTTCAACTTTCTTGTTCGTTCTGAACCGGAATGTTGTAATACTCACGGATGGTCTTGTCTACAGCGGCGAGGTCATTCTCGATCAGCGCATCGTTGAACATCCCAAGAGGGGTTTTCACGGTGTCCATCCCATCATTGCGGGTACTGAACAGGTATCGCCCATCCTGCACAACGGTTTTCAGGACAATGGTGAAGTATCCTTCCACGCAGACCTTCTCGTCCAGCAGCTTGCCGATGGTCTTAAACTTCTCGCCACCGTCTCCGTCACGCTCGCTGTGGCCGAAAAAGTAGACAACCACATCGTCCGGCAGTTCCTTTGCCCGCATCAAAAGAGCGTTGAAGTTGGCTGCCATGTCGGTAAACTTCTGGTATCCAGCGACCTTTGCGTTCCGCATGAACTCGCCGGTCATAAGGTAGGTGGCATCGTCAATGACGATGGACTTGCGCTTGGTGCTGTGGATTGCAGCATCAATCTTGCCGTAGTCGTTGGTGATATAGGTTTTCATGTTGCTACGGAACGGAAGCGGCTTGCCAAGCACGTTGATGACCGCCACCTGTTCCGGGTCAAAGTTCCGAAGCGAAGCGGACTTACCGCTACCGGAGTGACCGTAGACCATTACTAATACTGCCATCAGTTGTTCTCCTTCCTTGCTTCTTTTCTCGCTTTACGGCAAGCCGGGCAACGCTTAGGCAATGCTATGTTATGCGATTCGAAGAAAATGCGTTCTGCACGAGTAATCTCGAACACTTTGCCGCAGTCACGGCACGTTTTCTCTATGCTCGTGTCCCCGTCCCAGGAAGCTCTTCTTGCGGCATCTTCGACAGCAAACGCTTCATTAAGGCTGTCACGAAAACTCCTAACAAGCGTATGCTGCGGTGCGTGACCGTTTTTGCGAAGCGTTTCCTCTAAGTTGTTCCTTTTGCAGTTTGCGCAAAGAGTTTCTGTGCTGTTTGGAAACACCGAAAAAGGCTTATTGCACTTTTCGCAGTGCTTGATTTCTTTCTTGTATTTACCCATTTTCTTTCCTTTCTTCGGCTTCATTAGGCCTCATTGTTCTTGCTTCGGCTTAATATGGCTGTACAGAAATCAACCAGCCATCAGTTCTGCCAACTGTGCACGGAGGTCTTTCAGCTCCGCTTCCCTGTCTTCGATTTCAGACCGCAAGTCCTCAATCTCAGCCAGCCGGTCAGCTTCTTTGGCTTCTGCTTCCTGCTCACGGGTCAGGAAATACACGCCGTCCTCCGGCTCGTTTATTCCTCCGAATCTGTCAAGGCTAATCATCTTTTGACCTTCTTTTCTTGCGCTCCTCTTTGATTTGCAGTGCGCTGTGCCACTGGTCTTTGTCAATTTCAATGGTAGACCACCGGTAGTTACATACAAGGCACTTCTTGCGTCGAGCGATGTTGTCATCGTCTGACCGGCTGTCAACCGTTGTAATGTTGTCACTGCCGCACATCGGGCATTTCATCGCACATCCCTCCACTCATTTGTGTGGTGAGGAATGCGTTTTACTTTGCGATTTTCCTGTTCAATACGTTCATTTTCAGAGCTGACCCCAATGGCACACAAGACGAGTGCTGCGGCGAGGAAGCTGCACGAAAGAAAGACGTACCCAAACATTGCTGCCACGCTTTGGCTTTTCTGGATTGCGTCGCCGCATCCTACCGAAAAGATTGCTAACGCGATTCCAAGCGTACAAAGGACATTAGCTTTTAGGCTTTTCACTCTTATTACCTCCAAAACTCAGTATCCATGCCGTAGCCATTGCTACAGATACCGTGATGATTCCACGGGCGGCTGATGCACCCACCAGAATACCGATGTGATGCACCATCCAGAAGTTCAGCAGAAATACCGCCAAAACCACTGCCAGTGCTATGCCCCACATCAGGGCGACTTCAATCAGTGCTTTCACTTTATCTCCTTTCATTTTTGCCATTGCGAGTCATGACGATACTATGCGTTGCCGTTGCTTGTCGGTGAATCGCCTTGCCTTTGCTTTTCTGCTCCTAGCTACTCAATGCCTTAGCCTATCGTTTCTATTCTTTGCCATTGCGTCGCACGTCGCCGCTGTTCGACGCCTTTGCTTATCAAAGCTACACCTTGCATCCATAGCCATTGCTTTTCCAAGCTTTTCCTTGCCATTCCATTGCTCGTCTGAGCCTTGCTTCGCCATGCCTTTGCAAATTTCCTCAATTCTTTGCATTGCCTTTTCTTCGCGGTTCAAAGCCACACTTTGCTATTGCTTCGCCTTTCATTGAAAAGCTGTGCCTTTTGCGGAGCGAATCATGTCGTGTCTATGCAATTCCATTGCACTCAGTCAAGAACTTCGTAGGTATAACGGCCTTTGCCAGATTTCAAGCTTTTTCGGATTGAATGAATCGAAATTCCAGTTTTTCGCACCGCTTCGTTTATGGATTTATAAATGCATCCGTTTTCTGCGTCTTTTACTGGGGTTCCGTGCGAATATGAATAGTCTTTTGGCGTATATCCGTTTCTTATCGCTTCTTTTATCCTCTTTTGCACATATTGATTTCCTTTTGTTTCATGCCAAATTTTTATCGAACCTCTTGGGATTCCAGACTCTTTTGCCCAATCGCTACAAGATTTTGTTACGCCATCAACTGTAATTAAAATTGTCACGCGTCTATTGTTTACATTGTCTTGCCGTGTAGCCCATCTGCAATTTTCAGGACAGTAATTTCCATCATTGTTAATTCGGTCTAAATCAAGTCCTTTGTTCCAGCCAGCAGATAAAGCCCATTTACAAAACGGCTCAAATATTTGCCATTCTTTACACACTCGGATGCCTCTTGCTCCGTAGTTTTTGTAGGCGGAACATTTAGGGTTTTGCGTTCGCTGCTTCATGGATTTCCAAGCCCAATAGATTTCTATGTTCTTTTGCCGAAGTGTCATTTAACCTCCAAAACCTCATACTCAAACCGCCCCTTCGAGCTGTTTCTCCACTGGCCGATGCCACGCAAAGCACCGTAGTCCATCCACTCACGCACGACCTTCTCGTGAGAATCGTCCAGAAGAACGATTTCAAACTCGCAGGTCGAACCAGCGGGAATCTGCTCACTGTTGGCAAGGCTTACACGCTCGCCCTGCGCAGTCTGGGCGCGGAGTGGGCGCTGGCACTCGGTAATCTCGCCGTTCACATGAATGGGAATCATGCGGGGCTGAACGAAAATCAGACCATCAATGACCTTCTTGTAGGCTGTCAGCTTGCCGGATTCGTTGACAGCTTTCTTCTTGCCGGTTTCGGTCTTGCCGCCGATACGTCCCAGCATACCGCAAGAATCCTTGAAGAAACCCTTGATCTGGTAGTCATACAGGATGGGTTCGCCGTTCTCGTTGCGAGGGAACACGGTCATGCCCTTATCTGCCACAGCATCAGCACCCAGAGCGGCTACCTCGTCCTCGATAGTGTTTGCATCAGGTGACTTGCTGGCGATGAACTCTCGCGCGATGTTCTGGTTGCTAGGCCATGTGCCGAGAACCGCTTCGGTGAATGTGATTCTGACTTTGATTTTTTTCATTTTTGCTCACTCTTTCTTTCTCGATATGCTCCAGCCGCTCTTTCTCCCGATTGCGCCAGCGGATTTCGCGCTGGCCGTAGTATTTACCGTTCATCAGGAGGGTCTACCTTTCCTTGCGCAAACAAAGTGCTGTAATGGCCGTAGCTCATTCCAAGCTGTTTTGCTTTATCGTTCATCTGTTTGATGGTGTACTTCGGCTTAGGCCTTTCTTTCGTCCGGTTTTCTTCTGGTCTGGCTTTACGAGAAGATGTTTTGATGTAATCCGGGTGCTCTTTCCACCAGTCTGCTACCCGTTTTCGCCTTACAGCGTTCGCGCATTTCTGATGGTACTTTTGATGTTCGTATACTTTACGCATCGGTCTTTTGCACCATTCGCACGGAACGACGCCATATGGAGCGCGTCGTGCTGCCTCGTTTTCCTTTTTAACCAATATTGCACATTCTTTGCAATACCGTTTGGTTTTGAGAACTTTGCCAAGAAAGACACCGCAGCGCTCACAGTACTTTTCTTCCACGCTGCATCTCCTCTTTCAACCTTTCTTCTCTGTTGTGCCGTTCAAAGCACTGGTTGATGGGCTTCTCCATCAAGAGCACCTTGTTGGCTTCGTTCCGGGACACGCCCTCCGCCATTGCAAGTTTCAACCTGCGCTTCCGGCTCGGTGCTTTGTAAAAATACGTCACCAGCACTCACCAGCCTTTTTAGTGATGAAGGTGGGCACGTCCCTTCCGGTAGCCCGACACAGGCAAACACACTTGGCAACCCAAATGTTCCAATCCGGTGCATAAAATGCGCAATCAGATTTCTTTGACTCTGCTTCTCCATACGCCCTAATGTAAGCTACGATATAGCAGCCTGAGCCAAACCACTCAATGCTATATCCATCCAAACACAGTCGGCTCATAATGCGCATTGCTAAGTGCTGCGCTTCCATGATTTCCGCTTCTGTCCACTTCAGTTTGTCCGCTTCGTAGGCTTCTACCGCTTCGTCAATGGCAAACTTTGCATCATCCGGGTGCTCAAGGTCTACCTTTAATGTCAAAATCTGTTCCATATTCAGTCCTCCACTTTCTTGTCCTTCTCCGTCTTTAAGAAGAGATTAACGAAATAGACCTGACCAATGCCCGTCACCTTCGGAGTCTTATTGATGGAAGTGTGCCCATCGGAATGTGCAATGGATGTTTCCTTGATTTCAAACAAGCGAAGTTCCATAGACTTCTGGGTCGGCATATTGTAGTCTGTCCGCTTTCTGTCCTTAATCAGGTATCCGTTCTCACGCATCCATGCGAACAAGCGGTTTTGACCCATCTGGATGCCGTTCTGCGACAGCAGCTTTGCCATTTCACCAACAAGAATGCTTTGGCTGCTTGCGCTCACTGCATCAGCAAACAGTGCTTTTGGCTTCATGGTTTCAATCTGCTTGTCTTTCTCTTCCAGCTCCTCATGCGCTGCGATCAGTGCGGTTGCGAGAAGCTGCGAGCGGGTGAGCTGCGGTGCGTTGTAGCTTCCAGTCTTACGGATTGCAGGAAGCACATCGTTCGTTACCCATCTGCGAAACGGAGCCGCTTCTGGCTTATCGCTACGAAGAATGACATGGTACAGACCGCTTTCGTTGACGATTACCATTTCCTGTTTGCCGCCAAGGGTGTCAATCAGACTGACACCCTTTTCGTCATCATCTAATCGGTCAGCAGCCATGCGGTTATTGCTAATACCAAGCACAGCGCACACGTCTTTCAGAACGAACCACGCTTCGCCATCCACATCGACCGTGCGAACCTTGTTGTTCTGATATTCAAAAACTTGAATGTTTGCCATTTTTTTCTCTCCCTTCTTACACTCCCGAATCCTGAATATTCAAAATCCGGCAGATGCTTTTCTTGATGCCGGGCGTTTCCAGCTTTCCGGTCTTAACCTTGAAGAGGTAAGAGCGGTCAAAATATCGTCCAGTATCCTCCTTGACTTTTTCAATCAACCAGTCGTTGGTCTTGTCTTTTTGGATAAGAGCAATCTCGATTTGTTTGCCAAAGTCACACAGAGGCTTTTTTTCAGCCATTATTTCACCTCCGGCTATTGATTTTTACGCATAAGTGTAATATAATGAAGTTGCTAGAAATCATTCATTACGCCTTCGCGGTACGGTCTTAGTATAATACGCTTTCGCGTAAAATGCAAGGCTTTTTTAAGCGTTCGCGTAATTTCAGCAAACCTTACAATGCGAGGACTGGAATTATGGCAAACTTGTACGAAAATATTGAAAAACTCTGCAAGCAGCGTGGAGTAAACGTGACCACCATGTGCAAGGAATCGGGCGCAAGCCGTGGGTCTTTGACCGATTTGAAAAACGGTAGAAAGCAGACCCTGAAATATGAGACGCTTGACAAGATAGCTTCTTATTTCGGAACAAGCGTGGATACATTGGTTTCTGGTGAGCAAAAAGAAAACCCGCCCCAGCAGCCGCAAAGCGAAGTCGATGCAGCAGTGGAGCGGATTAGAAAAAAGCTTGAATCTATGCCGAAGGAACAGCGTGAGGCGCTGATGAACCTGATCGAGAAGATGTGACGTTCATGCCCGGTAAAATAAAAGAATCCCTTGTGCCGGGCTGGTGTAGCTCTGCACAAGGGATTCTCTATTATTCTAGGTCTAGTGCTTGTTCCGCTGTCGGAATCTTTTCAGGATGTTCCAGCAGCCATGCAATAAATCGGTCAATCTTAGCTCTTTCCTGTTCACTCATTGTGGCATATCCTCCCGATCGGTAAGTGCAGATGTTCATTTGATACGATTATACATCTTCTAGTTGTCAAGTCAATACATTTTTAACAACTTTGTAAAAATCGAACGTTTTCTTCACATCCATTACTTCACATCAGGGAAGCCACGAGTGTTTAAGTCAAAAGGGACACCGCCTATCCATCTTTCCTCCAATCACAGCTCTACGAGCTGTCCACCAATGCGTTCAATGTTCTCTGCCGGGTCGCGTCCCTCGTCTAAGGCGGCTACGGCACGTTCTAAGATGCCTTTCGCTTCGAGGTAAGCGTCTTTATCGGCTTCGTACCCAGAAAGGCTCAGGACAAGCTCCAGCGTCCGTCTGCGAGCGTATGGGACAATCAGAGCGTCTACGGTTCGGTTCATTCGTTTTCCTCCCATGGTTTCGGCGTTGTGGTTTCGATCGGTTCAGATGCGGGCATTCCGTCAATGATAATCATGTTGTTACCTCCTGTTTGATTGTTTTTTCGATGGTACAGTTATAACACAGGCTGCTGTTGGTTATCCACAGCAGTTTTTTCCATTTTTTGGTTTGTCGAATCCAGCAGTTTTGTAAATTTTTGTCGATGGGGTGAGGATTATGGATGAATATTTGTTGAGAACAGCCAAAGCATTGGAAATGGCACGGATGCGTTCCGGTCTGAGTCAGCTAAAATTGGCAGCACGAATGAATGTAAATCGCTGCACGATAGCTAGTTGGGAGCAAGGAACTGCGCCAATCTCCCTGCCGATGGCTATGCGTTGGTTTACCTACTGCGGCGTATCGGCGGCTCGATACATGGACGCTTGCATTCATCCCGGCCTGCTGGAGCATCTGGAAGATAGCCTTTCCGACATGGAGAAACGGCAGATTCTCATAGATGCTATGATGGAGTGTTCCTCTTATGAGATAGATGCCTTGCTGTACATCCGGTACGGAGATCATGGCTCAGACCACATCGGTGTGCTGACGGAAATTCTGGCAAACCTCCACGCGCCGTTGAAGGACAGGGTTTCCGTCTGCCGGATGGTATCAGGTAACTACGAGATAGCACAGGCTACCGGAACTGACCCAGACCCGAACGGAACCGTTCCAAAAATGGAGATTCTTTATCAGGCACAGGACGCTGGAACGGAAGCAGCCATGAAGTCCAACGATTCCTATACCGTGAATCCCAATAATATAACTGGTTGATTGTCGAATTATCGCAGTTTTTGAAGAACATTTTGTCCACGTTCATCCACTTTTTGTACACGTTTCATGCAGATTAGGTATACCTTTACCTTGTCATTCCGTCCCCCATAGGCTACGAATCGACAGTATTTGCGTGGAATAAATAACGAATTATCGTTAATCTGTTGCTTCTGATTTGGTAGCTCGTCAATCCGTCCCCCATCGTGCAGATTAGGTATACCTTTCCATCCACTTTTTGTACACCTATCCGCAATCCGTCCACGTTTAATGTGACTAACGATGCACAGCTTCTCTTCGGATATAGTCTTATTTAGCAAATGCAGAGTTCAGTTATCCACAAACTGGAATGTAAAAATAAAGAAATTGTTGAAAATTATCATCATCGACTATTTAACGATGATATTTAACCTCTTGTTTATTTCTTGTTTAATATATAATATGTAGATGGGGGACGAAATGACAAAGCATGGGGGACGTTTTGTCAAGTCACGGGGGACAAAATGACGAGGACATGGGGGACGAAATGACAAGTCATGGGGGACGAAAATTGTTGACACGTCCCCCTTCTTGTGATATACTGTTTTCAGACCATTAAAGGAAGTGAGTAGATGCCAAAAATATCAGACAACAACCTTGTCGAGAAAAGCAAATCGCTTGTTTGGGCGAAGTTCAGGGACTACACAGCAGGAGAACTTCGTCTGCTAGAGGTTTATCTATCGAGAATAAACCCGAGAGACCCAAGTAGCAGTCGTGTAGAGTTTACGCTTGCTGAATACAGGGAGCTTCTTGGTCTGAAAAGCCTTGATGCACGAAGGATTGAGCCGCAGATCAAGCACTTTTTGGGCAATACAGTTTCGATTCCTATTGACAAGGAGAAAGGAACGTTTGAAAGTTTTGTCTTATTCACGAGGGCAAAACTGGACTATGTACCAGAAACAAGGTCTTACGTCGTGGCAATTACATGCAACCCAGACCTTCGCTCCATCTTTTTCGACATTGCTGAAAGCGGATATGTTCGGTATCGGCTGCGTTACACGTCACGAATGAAATCACAGTATAGCATCTTGCTTTACTCGATTCTCCGGGACTGGTTGAATATGGACAACAAACCGCATGAAATCAGCCTGAAGAAGTTGAGAGAGCAGCTTGGCGCAATGGAAGCTAGCTACGATGTTTACAAGAACCTTCGCAAGCGAGTGCTTGACGTTGCGGTGGATGAAATCAATGCCGTGTCCGACATTGTTGTGACTTACGAGCCAGTTCTTGTGGCACGAAAGGCTGTGGCAGTCAAGTTTAAGCCCAAAATTAAAGCGTCTGAGAAGCTGATTGAAGCACAGGCAAGCGAAGTGCTGACCGAACCTCAAAAAGCCGTCAGAAAGCCCCGCAGAAGCGGATATGAGGATTTCGACTGGTCTGTGTGCGATGCGCTGTCGGTTCAGGAGTGCATTGAAGTTGCAAAAGTGATTGAGAAGCGGATGAAGAAAGAGCATCCTGAAATCAAGTTGCCAAGACGCAGAGAAGCGGTTTACGACACGGTAAAGGCTGCGTATAATGACATTTTGTCTTTGGATAGGTCTCCGTTCCCGGACAGACCTGTTGGTTATCTAATTAGAAGCGTGGACAAGGCAGGTATCGTAGATAGATATATGCCAGCGTTCTATTCCATTGAAGCCTTGCAAAAGTAGTTAGAATGAGCAGATGATGCAGAAAGGAGCGAGAATGGGTTGGATTAGCGTAAAAGATAAGATGCCAGACAAGTACGTTCAGATTATCATTTATGATAAAGTGATGGGCGTTACTTTCGGTTATTATGGTGACTTCAAAGGCGAAAAATGGTATACAGGTGATGTGTTGACGGATGCGTTCTATGGAAACAATAGTGAAACGCAACTGATTGATGATAATGTGTTATATCATGTAACCCATTGGATGCCACTTCCTGATGAACCCGAAGAATAAAGAAAGAGTGATAAAATGGCAAAAATCATAGCGGTCGCCAACCAGAAGGGCGGCACAGGAAAGACTACCACAAGCACCTGCCTGGCTGGCGCATTGCAGTTGCTTGGCAAAAAAGTCCTGCTGGTGGACTGCGATGCCCAGTGCAATGCAACGGACACCTATGGTGCAAAGGTGGTGGACGTATGCACCCTGTTTGACGTGATGACACGGCAAGGTACGGTCGAAGAAGGAATCCAGCACTGTGAAGCTGGTGACATTCTGCCGTCTGACAACGCATTGAAGGACATTGATGAGCAGCTTGTCCGGGACATGGGCAAGAACTTCCGGTTGAGAGAAGCCATTGAAAGCGTGTCTGAGCGATACGACTACATTGTGCTGGACACCCCCCCGCAGCTTGGTCTTGCGCTTGTAAACGCGCTGATCGCCGCCAACAGCATCATCGTGCCCATCACAGCAGACCGATACGCACTGGCTGGTTTGAGCCAGCTTTCGCAGACCATCGGCGATGTTCGCAGATACTTCAATCCGGCTTTGAAGATTGAAGGTCTGCTTCTGAACCAGTACAAGAGCCGTGAGAACCTGTCCAAAGAGGTCGTGGAGCAGCTTCCTGTGATTGCACAGAGCATGGGTACAACGCTTCTGGACGTGAAGATTAGACCGTCTATGGGCGTTCGTAAGGCGCAAGCAGAGCGGCACAGCCTGTTTAGTGGCGACACGGCAAAGAGCACCAGCGCAGAGGATTTCAAGGCGCTGGCACAGATGATTGCGGAGGGCGATACAAAATGAGCAACAAGATATGGCATAGTGCGAAGTACGACCCGCCGAAACCTAGTTCACACAAGGGAACGACTTGTTTTTTGGTATATACTAAAGACGGGTATTGTCTCACAGCGAATCGTCTTTACAACGTGCACACCGGTGAGTATTATTGGTTGGACGTCCAAACTGGTTTGCGTACGCTCGATGTAGAATATTGGACGGAAGTACCGAAAGAACCTTGCAAAGAAAACATAGCAACTGTTCAGTTGAGTAAAGATAAATTGATGGAAATTGTAGAAAAAATCAATTCCGCAAGCGGAATCCCGGAAGAGGTTCTAAAAGCTCTAGGAATAGGCGGTAAGGAGGAGAAAGAAGAATGAAGTCAACCAGCAAAAAATCCACAGGCTTGCTTGGCGGGTTTGATTTTCAGCCTATTTTTTCGGAACAGACATTAAGCCGAAGTGAGCCAAAGGAAGAAGAAGTAAGCCAAGCCAAGCCGAACGAAGCCGAACAAGCACCAATTAAGCCCAGTGAAGCCACAGACAGCCATGCACAGCCTAATGAAGCACAGTTAAGCAGTATTAAGCCGAAGCAAGCCAAAGACAGCGAAACGCAGCCGAACAATGCCATAGTAAGCGAAAGTAAGCCAAAGAAGTTGAAACAGGCGAGGGAAGTTCAACGTCTTATCGAACAAGGAGATGTGTCCGGCGCACTTGCCGAAGCTGGCTTGACAAAGAAAAAAATCCCGATGCCAGTATCGCATCAGGGCGTTGCAAGCGGCGATGGCAAGCGTTCAAAGCGAATTACCATCCTTATGAGCGAGGAAGAACGCAAGTACATCAACCGTGAAGCCAGACGGCACGGAATGACGATTGGACAGTTCGTTTACGCCCTAGCCGTTGCAGCGGCAGAGGGGAAGATTGAATTGGAGGATTTCTTAGAGGATTAAAAAAGGGGGTTCCAAAACGGAACGCCCCCACTGTATCGTATCTTGCAGTATTAGGTATTGACTTTTAAGCACACAAATAGTATACTTAATGTGCGCTCAAAAGTGGAGGTGAACGCATGAGTGCAAAAATGGGAAGACCAAAGCTGGAAAACCCGAACAGTGTTCGCACAAGCGTCCGTTTGGACGTGAATACTGACAAACAGCTTTCGGATTATTGCGAAAAAAACGGCATTTCTAAGGGAGAAGCCGTTCGTGAAGCTGTCCAGCAATGGCTTGAACATCAAAAATAAAAAATCCCCTAAACTGTTCGTAACTTGGCGGTCACCGGCAGTTTAAGGGATTACACTCCATGCGATTATGGGTGATAAATCCATTATATCATCTTCATAGTTGCATTACAAGCAAGATTTTTGTGGTAAAGCCAATGAACATTCCGGCAACGAAAGAAGAGATTCTCGAAAACTTCAAGAAAAACAACAATGGTCGTCCGCTCAATAAGGATGATTATGAGATTGCGGAAGCGTTATCTCGCATCACTTACAAGGCGTATGAGGTCGGCGTGGAAGATGCCAAACAGTTGAATATGGAGGATATGATGGATAACAGAAACGCACTTCAAATCTTTAAGAACGAAGAGTTTGGCTCAATCAGAACATTTGTGAAAAACGGAGAGTACTGGTTTGTCGGTAGGGATGTATGTAATGCGTTTCAAGACAAGAACCCAAATAGAAGCATCGGACGAATTGACGATTGCGATAAGCGTTCCTTGAAAATCAAAGATTCTCTTGGGCGTGAGCAAACAGTGACTGTTATCAACGAATCCGGGTTATATGCTCTTCTTTTTGCAATGCAGCCGCAAAAAGCGCATAATCATGGGGTGTCAGATGAGTACCCCATCGAAATCAAGGAAAGGATTGAGAAGCTTCGCCGTTTTAAGAGATGGGTAACGCATGATGTGCTTCCTACGCTTCGCAAGACTGGCTCTTACAGTATGAACCAGCAGGAGAACAAGCCTGACGCGCAGAACGATGCAATCTTGCAAGTGCTGATGAAGAACACGGAAGTCTTGCAAGCCATCGTTCAGCAGAACCAGCAGATTATGATTGCTCTTACCAACCTATCTGTCAGCGATGCAAAGCGCACGATGGAGATTCAGCCTTACACTTCCCATCAGGGGCAGAAGGGTGACGGCAAACGTAGCAAGCGAATCACAATTCTTATGAGCGACAGCGAGCGGACGTTCGTTACGAGAGAAGCACGCAAGCACGGATTCACGGCAGGGGAGTACATCTACAACCTGTCCGTTGCAGCATCGAAAGACCAGATTGATTTAGGCTGATTTAGTGGCGGAATTTTTCGCCACTAATTATCAAAGCGCAAAATTGCGCTCTGGTCATAACTGAATTTTCAGTGCTGATAGTAAATAAAGAGGGGGCCTGTCCAATTTTGGGCACACCCCCTCTTTTGTTTCACTTCTCTGTCACGCAATCCCAGTAGAGATATGCCTTGCCATCTGCGGCATCTGCGTCCTCAAGGAACGCCTTTGCCATGTCAGCATAGAAGCCCGGAGTGTCAACGGACTGACGCTTTGCGACCTGACAATAATCCGAGTACATCATGTTCATGACAGCCCAGAAATCGTTCGGGTCGCAGGTGATGTTGCGCTGTTTTGCCACGTCCTGCGTCTGTTCCAACGTCCAGTGACAACCCTTCGTGCCGTCAGCATTTACCATGCTGTCACACCATTCCTCTGCTTCATCGTGGGTGAGGTGTTGGCGAGGCATCTTGATGGAGCGACTGTCTGCACCGCCACGTTCATACTGCCCAGCCCGTTTGTCCCAGTCTCCGTTCTGCGAGAAGCCGATTTGCGGCATTCTGCGTCCATTCTCTACGTCAGGGTAGCGGGGGATAGGGTAGGGGTCGATGTAGCGGTTTTCCTCCTGCGGATAGTAGGGATAGCGGTCGTTGCCACCTTCCAGCTTACGCAAACGGCGTTCCATCTCACGCTCCCTGCGGTCACGCTCTTCCTCAAGGCGGTCACGTTCCGGCTCACGGTCTTTGTCGTGGTCACGGAGCATCATCATGCGGCGAAAATTAGTCTTGCCCATAATCTATACCTCCTCAAGAAATGGACGCGGGTGCGCCAGCGTGGGAACGGCAGAAGCAGCCAAGATACTTGAACGTGGCCGTGCCAGTGGCAGACGTTGCAACGCGGGTAGCATAGCGAGTGCGAGTGTGGATGCTCTCAGCGGTTGCCTGAGCGCAGTTACAGTCGGTCAGAGGGTATGCGGTCGTTCCTGCACCGATGGTAATGACCACGGGGGCGTTGATGGTGGTCGTGTCCGGTATGCTCTGGGCAACCACGATGCAATACTTCTCTCCGTTCTGGTATGCGCCAGCAGGGATATTAATGGTCAGCGTATCGTTGGCAAACGTCACCGCATCCGAGATGACGAGGTGCGGGCACAGACGGCAGCTTGTTTTGCAAGCCATAATGTTTTCCTCCTAAAAAATCAGGGGCAGAGGTGTCTTACCCCTGCCCCGATGGTTCACCCGGTGTTATCGGGGAGTACGTTGGTTAGCAGCAGCCGCAGCAGTTCACGCCCAAGTTGGGGTTTGCCACCTGATAAGCGGGAATCGGACGAGGATTGACCCGGTTCAGGATGGTGTCAGTCTGCTGGGACATCACAGTGGTCAGAAGCGCATTCTGACGATCCTGAGAAGCGGCGAACTTGAGGTTCTGGTTTTCAGCGGTCAGGGTGGCGATCTTATCCTGCGTGAAGTAGTCCATCATAGCGCGGTAGTTTGCGTTACAGTTGTCGATAACTGCACGGGTATTGTCTGCGATAGCCTGCCGGGTAGCGCAGTCCTCCGTTGCGATGGTATACTTCAGGTCGCCGATCAGCTGTTTGTTCTCGCAGCAGCAAGATGCAAGCTGCGTGGCAAGAGCGGTCTGACCGGCCTGCCGAGCGTTGCCCTCCTGCATGATGGCAAGGTTGATAGCGTTGTCACCGTTGGACACGCTGCGTTCCAAACCGTTCACCAGTTGTGCGTTCTGGTAGCCAAGCTGACAGATGGCGCTGTTCACGCCCGCAAAGCCGTTCGCGATGTTGGTGTTGACGCCGTTCATCTGCGCCAGCTGGTCATAGCCCAGAGAGCAGATACCGCTCTGGATGCCAGCCAGAGAACGGGAGGTATCCTGCTGGTAGAAGCCCTCAGACAGAGCCGCACGGGTGTCGTTACCGCCCTGCCCGGTTGCTCCAGTGCCGACCAGATAGGGGATGTAGGCGTTCATGCCGTTGTCGCCGCCGTTCCGGCCATAGCCGTTTGTGCCCCAGCCGAAGATGATGGCGAGGATGATAACCGCCCACAGACCTTCGTTGCCGAAGAACCCGCCGTTGTTATTGCCGCCGTCCTGCCCAGCCAGATAGCCAGTTGCAAAATCGTCCATAACAAAACTCCTTTCAGTTTTGCGTTATGCCATCCCACCGCCGTATGCGATGGGCGAAGC